CTACCCCTTCGTGTGGAGCTGGGACCCGAACTCGTCGTACGGGATGGACGCGTGGACCGCAGCGTCACGGACCTGGCAGTACCGCAGCACCTCGGCAGGTTCGGTGATCACCTCGACGTGGAGGAGGACATCGTCGTCGTCCGGAAGGTGGACCCGGGCAGCGTCGTCGCGCCAGACGTTCCGAACGTCCTCGCCGGTCGCCGCGTTGCATTCCGCGTAGCTGAGCAGGAACAACTGCCCCTTGGTGGGCGGGCTGTCGACGACGCGAACGCGGCCGATGTACTTGCCCTGCGAAGTCTGTTCCCGGATGTTCACGCACCACTCGCTGTCCAGATCCATCGGAGCGGTGCCGGTCTCCAGGAAGACCTCGTAGGAGGAGTCCTCGCGGTCGGACGCGTATCCGCGCCGGGTCTCCAGGTGCCACGCCGAGTGCTCGATGTGGTGGAACAGCCGGCCGAACTCTTCGAGGTCGATGAGCTCGGGCACGCGGTCCATCTCCTTGGGGCCGTGATTGACCAGGAGCTCCCGAGGAACGACCACTGCCATTTCTCCGGGGCTGAAGTGCTGGAGCTGGGCGATGTCGTCGGGGTCCGTGAGGGGCTGGCCTTGTACGACGACCTCCTTCGAGTCGAGGTCCTCATGCACGGCAGGGCATCCGCCGTGCTTGCTGTCGGTCCCGTTGAACCGCAAGCGTCGGGCCATGTGATGCCTCCCTGAGCGTAGTTGGAGTTCCCGCGCCTTCAGCATGACCCCCGTAGCGGGGCAGTCATGCAGAGTTACGTCTCCTGCCTGAGACCATTCGGGAACATCCGGCTGCTCGTCGAGAACATTCGAGAACATCACGTGGTGCCCGTCAACAGGCGCTCCGTACGGTGCCGTTCATGGTCTCTGCTCCTGCGACTACGCCCATCGTCGACCCGGACCCGTTCTTGGCCATGGAGGTACTTCGCACGGCCAAGAACGCGCTGGGATCGTGCTGCCGTCGCTCGGAGTAGACCCCGCCTCGCCGAGTCTCGGGCTCGTGGACCTCGGCCGTGTCCGGTCGGACGTGGCCCTACGACTCGCGCACGCACTCCAGCAAGGGGAGTCCGCAGCATGACCGACACTTCCAACCCGCCACCCGACACACCCGCCACTGGCGTCATGATCTCCGCCGCCCCCGGGCTCCTCCCGGCCTCCGCCATCGGTGCCGACCGGGACCGCGAGCGGGCGATCCGGGGGGGCTCGCGAGCGCTCACGCCGAAACCGATCAGGCACACGCCGACTGGGCGAATCAGGGGGTTTCCCTTCTTCCCCTCGGCCGCCCGTTCTCCGCCGTACGCATCCCCGGAAGCCTCATCCATCTCGTCAGCGGCAGCACGGACCACAAGCCCGTGGCCGCCCTCCTGGCGAAGGAGTTGCGCGGTCCCGTCGTCCACGACCGGCACGAGATCGGGGTGTCGTACTACGCCCTCGTCCCGGCCGAGCGTCTCAAGTGGCCCTACCCCGACGAAGCCCCGTACCTCACGAGCGACACGACCGGCTCCTGGCTGGGAGTGCCGGACATCAGCCGCACCCGGCCTCCGGGGAGCCACTGGACGGTGCCGCCGCGCTTCGTCGGCAACCTCTGCCGGATGGAACGCCTCGCCGGCTTCATCCTCCGGAGCCTTCCCGTCCTCCGCGCCCACGAGGAAACCCTGGAGAAGGCCCGCGAGGAAGAAGAGGGGAAGCAGTGAGGACGCCCGAGACGACGTGTTCCCCTGAGCCGTTCGACCTGTCGGTGTGGGGCCCGAAGTCGGACCCTGTGCCCGGCTGCGACCGCTGCGCCGAGCTGGACGGGTTGCGCACTCAGGCCCGCCGGGCAGGTGACGGGTCGCTGGTGTCGGACTACGCCGTGATGATCCGCACCCACGACACCGGCCACAACGGCACCCCCAGTACCCCGTGACCCCCCGCTCCCGGCCTGACACCGACGGCCGCCCGCACGCCCCCACGGCGAGGCGGCCGGGCCCGCCGCGCGTACCCCCACGCCGGCGGCGGGTCACTCGACTCACCCTTCTCCCCAACCCCCACGCGGACCAAGAGCTCCGCCCCACCCAGGCGCGGAACTCCCGCTAGGTTTGCCCCCATGAGCAACCTAGATCGGGCCCCGGCCCCCGCCGCCTGCGGCGGCCTGGGGTTCGTCGTAGCGGAACCGGTACGCGAACTCCTCACCCCCCGCCGGGTCCAGCTCGGAGGGTCCACCGAGGTACGCCGCCTGCTGCCGAACCTGGGCAGGAGGATGGTCGGCGCCTGGTGCTTCGTCGACCACTAGTCCAAAGCACACACGCTCTGACCTGCAAAGCAGGGTGGCGAGGGTGCCCAGGGTTGCGATTCCTCTCCTGTAGGGCGACAGGCGGGAGCCCCGACCCGGACGGGTCGGGGCTCCGTGGCCCTCTCTATTGCCTGGGGGGCATCAAGAGGGCCGCTCGGGGTGATCAGGGCTTCGGGCCCCTACCCGTAGCCAAGCAAGATCACACAAATTAGGGTTTACCCTAATCACATTCGATCATGAGGGCGGAAACGTGGCGGGGTGCGCCCTACCCCGCCCGACGACCGGGTCCTTACCCGCCGCCGCCAGGTAGGCGACCGAATTCGCCGCGTTCGCGAGCACCACAACTTGACCCAGCTCGACGTGTGCGGGCGGTCCGGCATTGACGTCGCGTCGTACAGCCGGATCGAGCAGGGTCACGCGTCCCCTCGCCTCGACACCCTGATTCGGATCGCTGACGCCATCGATGTGCCTCTCGCTGAGCTGGTTGCCGAGCCGGAGTGACCCGCCGCCGCCGGCGCACGGGGGTGCGCGCGGCGGCGGGCCCGACCGCCCACCGGGGAGCCGTGGGGGCAGCCGTCTGTCCCGCGCCCGGCCCGATCGGCGCAGAGAACAGGCCGGACGCGGGGGATCACGGGGTGCTGGCGTGGTCGGTGTCGTGGCGGCGGATGAGGACATTGCAGTCCACCGCTCGCGACCCGTCACCGACACGGCGGGCCTGCGCGCGCTCCTGCGCGAGGGCCGCGCACCGCGTGCAGCCAGGATGTGGAGCAGGCCACGGCTGTGGGAGGTTCTCCAGGACCTCCTCAGGGCGCGGCCACTTGACGGCGCTCACTGGTCCTCGCCCTCGGCGGCCGGGATCAGGCCCCGGAGGCCCTGGATGATGAACTCGCAGACGTGGTCGATGCGGCACAGGTCGCCCCGGTATCGCGGCGGGATCACCCAGTGCGCGCCGTGCGGGCCCCGCCGGTCGAGGTCGGGGACGCCGAGCCAGGCGCCGGTGGCAAGGTGGGTGGCATCGGCCGGGAGCATCCACTCGCGGTCCCGGTGCGGGGTGAGGGCGTAGTACGGGCGGCCGGTTCCGGAGGCGTCGTGGATGACCGGGCCGCACAGCGTCTCGGCCAGGTAGGCCGCCACGGCTTCGGGGTCCGAGGTGCCGGCGGCGGCGTGCACCAGGCGGGCGGTCATCCGTACGGCGGTGATGATCTCGCCGAGAGGCAGCAGGGTGACGCCCCCGCGCGCATCCCTGTCCGGCGTGACCCCGTCGGGGAGGGCGCTGGCCAGCCATTCCCGGATCGCCTGCGGGCTGCTCTGCCGTGGGTCGTACTGGGAGAGTCCCGTGGTCGGGTATGCGGCCGGGGACAGGGCCCCGGGTCCGGTCGGGCGGCGATGGTCGGTCATGCGGGCTCCCCTCGGTGGAGAGCAGGCGCCTCCACGGTCACGGTGATCCGTCTCACACCGCGACCGTAGGGGCGTGCAGGTCATGCGAGTGGTAGAAGTCCTACCACCTTGTCCGGGGGTAGGATTCCTACCACCTAAACGATCACACGGGTACCCCGAGCGACATCGCCAGCTCCCGCGCATCCCTCTGCACCATGCGTGGCCCCGCCTTCGCCAACCCCGGCAGCGCCCGACGCGCATACAAGCTGTACTGCAACGTCTCCCGGGATTCCTCGAACGCCTTCTTCAGGTAGCCCACCGACGCGGCCCCCTCGCCGAGCAGGTCGTGAGCGCGAGCCGTCTCCGCGAGGTGGTACGAGCGACGGGTCGCCGAAGGGATCAGGTCCAGATCGAGGCCGTTGGCAACCTCCAGCGCCTTGACCGGCTGGACGAGGTCGTTGTGCATGGTGATCTTGTACGCGTCCACGATGCCCCTGCCGAAGATCAGCCACGGGTGCGCGTAGTCGTCACCCAACTGCGTCGCAGTCTTGTCGGCCTTGTCCCAGTACCTCTGGGCGTCCCCATCCTGCCCCGTCTTCGCATACGACAAGGCGACCGCCAGATAGAGGAGACCCCGGCGGGCGATGTGGTCGGGGTCGTCGTCGAGCGGCAGGAGCGCGGCAGCCTGCTCGGCGAGATCGACGCGAGCCTCGGCGGCCTCCCCCGCGTCACGGTGGACATGGTTCACGTACCAGGCCGCAGCGGCCATCGCGCGCGGGCTGTCCGCGTCCTGCGCGGCACTCATCGCCCGATCCCCGGTGAGCACGACAAGATCCGGAGCAGGCTGGAAGCTGAGGTAGAGCTGGGCGAGGTGGTACGTCTCGGCGAGCGCCACCAGCGCCCGCCGCCGACCGGTGCCCTCCAGGAGTCGGGCCGACCGTTGCGCGTCTGCGAGAAGCCCGGGGACGAGGGCAACGATGCCCGTGCGGTGGTCGCCCTCGGCATGCCAGAGCTTCCACGCCTGCCTCAGCCTGGCGTCGAGGTGTTCAGCAGGCGCGGGCGGACCGTCCGGGGTGGCGAGGTGGTAGCTGGTCAGGGCCCGCTTCAGGAGCGGGAGCTTCTCGTGCTCGGCTTTGGAGTAGGTGGCGGCGGCGATGCGGTCGTCTCCGAGAAGTTCGGTGATGTCGTCTACGCCCAAGGTGTGGGCCAGGCGCAGCAGCTTAGGCAGCCCCGGCATGCCAATGCGGTCTTTCTCGACGGCCCTGACCCATTCGACGGATTGCCCCATCACGTCGGCGACGTAGGGGCGCGTCTTCCCGGAGCGCTCGCGGGCCCGCTGGAGCCTCTGCCCGAAGGTAAGCGTAGAAGTGGTCGGGTCCGGGGTAGCATCAGACGGCATGGCCTTGCCTCTCTCTGAACAGCTCGACACTGCCAGGGTAGAGGCGAGGCCCTTTGCGCGTGAGGGCTCGGAGCAGACAGCGCCTGATCGGGTAGCTGAGGAACGACGAAACCGCCCCCTCCCGAAGGAGGGGGCCAAAGCCTTACGGTCGCCAAGGCGTCAGATCCAGATCCGCAGGCGGCTCCGGAGCAGGCCCCGCCGGAGAGTCCGGACCCACCCGCCGAGCCCACCCCCACAGATCCAGATACGCCCGCGTCAGCAGCTGCCTCTGGGTGCGTTCCTCCTTCAGTTCTCGGTCAAGCCGCTCCGTAATCGCCAGGAAGTCGCTGCGCCGGTTCGTCGCCCGCGACTGCGTCCACGACAGCACACCCACCACCAGCGCGACACCGCCCCCGACCAGGGCCCCCACGTCCATCAGCGTCTCGCCGCCTTTCTCAGGTGCCGGGGCAGCGGATCGTCCATGCCGCTGACGAGGACCACCCCGACCGTGAACGCCCCCCACCCGCACGCCGAGCCCACGGCCTCCGGGAACGTCGTTGCCGCCGACGCCGCGAAGGCCCCCGCCCACAGCCCCGCCGGAACCGCGAGTGCGACGTACCCGAGCGCCTGCGCGCGCGGACAGCCCACCAGCAGCCCGGCGAGCGCCGCGAACGCCCCGCACACCACCCACATCCACCCGAGCACGTCCATCGGCACGTACCGGGTGATGTCCGCCAGCCCCCGCATCGTGCCGTACCGGGGGTTGCCGATGATGCCTAGGCCGCCGTACCCGGCCCAGCCCGCGCCGATCACGATGAGGAAGGCGCGGCGGTGAGAGAACCGCCGCGCCGCCGCGCCCCACATCAGGCTGCCTTGACGAACGAGTCCTGCGCCCGCGCGCTCGCGCCCACGGGCTTCCACAGCCCGAAGTGGGCGAGTACGCCGGTGCCGAAGGCCACGAGGGAGAGCACCGCGGCCGTGCCCACGCTGTACCCCGGGCCGGGCGCGGCGTACTCGACGACGAATCCGTTGATCGTGGACAGGGCGAGTAGGAGGACTGCTTTCGCGCCGGCGTGGGTGACTCTCGTGGTCACCAGGCCGACGAGGACGGGGAGGACGACGGAGACGAGGAGGCCGAGCCAGTAAGCGCGGTCGAGATCGACGGTCATGTGAGTCCCTTTCGAGGGTCAGGAGAAGAGGTGGCGCCAGGTCTGGGGGCCGGGGTAGCCGTCCGCGTCCCCCGCGAGCGCGGGCACGGAGCGCTGGAACGCGGCCACGTTCTTCCGCGTGAACTCGGTGAACCGCGGGCCCGGCTGGTAGCCGTTGCCGTCGTGGTACTTCGCGAACCCGTGCCGGATCAGCGCCTGGTCCAGGGCGGTCACAGCGGGGTTGGTCTTGCCGAGGACGAAGGCGCTCCGGCCGGGGAACGGCGGGATCGACGAGGATGGCTTCTTGCCGGGCAGGGTGCCGAGGAGCTGCTGGAGGCTGACCGGGCCCGGGACACCGTCGGCGTCCTCGTGCGGCGCGGTCCCCGTGTACCCGAGCGACTGCTGGAAGTCCGAGAAGTTCTCGGTGTCGGCGTCGGTCCACGTCTTGCTGGGCCCGACCCGGTAGTGCTTCCCGAAGCCGCGCTTGACGAGGGCCTGCCCGACGGCCAGAACGTGATCCCCAACCGCCCCGAACCCGTACTTCAAGCCGTTGATCGTGACCTGGTAGCGCGCGACCCCCGTACCGCTTCCGCCGGTCCCGCCCTCCGGCGCCGTACCGTCCGGACGCTGCGCCCCCGCCCGCACCCACGCGTACAGCGGATCCCCCGGACACGACGTCGCGTGCCCGTCGCGATGCCCGCGGACCCGGTCCCCCGCGTCGCCACCGCTGCGCAGCCACTCGATCGCGTCGACGAGGCCGTCGAGCTGGGCGGTGGTGGGCTGGACGAGGCCGGAGTCGCCGAGCATCGCGCACACCGCGTAGTCCTGGAGGTTCAGTGTCGCGGTGCCGTTGGCGCCGGTCCGTCGATGCTGCCCCCGCCCCTCGAAGCCGTAACCGTGAGGGCAGACGACGATGTTGTACGCGATGTCGCTGTAGTCCTCCTTGGGGTTGGCGAGGTGGCTGGCTTGGAGGTCCCGCATCCGGCCCGCGCACGAGCCGTGCGCATCAGGGTTCGCGAGGGACTTCGCGACGTACGTGCCCTCGTAGTGGATCTTCACGCCGAGCGTCGAGCCGATGTACGACAGCGGGTACTTCGACGGCTTCGCGCCCCACTGGGCGCGGGTGACGAGCCGCATCACGCACCCGCCTTCCTCGACCACCGGCCGGGACCGTCGCCCTCGGCGCGTGAGGTCGCCCAGTACGTGTCGTTGCCGTCGAGCAGCACCTGGAGGTTGCACGTCACCGTGCCCTCGGCGTGGACCCGGACCACCAGGGCCGGGAAGACGGCCCCCTCTTCGACCCAGTTGCCGAAGTGGCCGATGAAGCCTGTACGGCTGTCGGCGGAGCCGTTCTCGTGGAAGTCCTTCCGCCGCTGGTTGATCCCCGTGGCGTCGGCTTCGGTGAGCTGATACAGGACGACGTCGCCGGTCCTTGGCACGGGCAGGCTCGGGACCGTGCTCTGCCGCTCGGCGTTGGAGGCCGCGACGACGGTCCAGTTCTTCGACTCCCAGAGGTTGTCGAGGGCCTTCGTCAGCTCCGGGCCGGTGAGCTTCTCGGCGAGCTGGTGCGCGAGGTCGTGGAAGGGGCGGCTCACCTCCTGGAGGGCGGCCGGGAGGTGGTCGTAGCGGAAGTTCCGCAGCATCGCGGCGACGGCGGGGTGGAGATCGGCGGCCAAGGTGGGCTCCTTACGTGCGAAAGCCCCGCGACCGGAGCGGGCGCGGGGCGGGGTGGAATGGGTGATCAGGCGGTCATGAGGTGCCTTCGACCAGGACCGTCCGGTAGTCGAAGATGCCGCTAGACGAGGCGTTGTTGACGCGGTGCTTGATCGTCACCGTGAGCGTCTCGCCAGGCGTCAGACCGGGCAGACGATGCCGCAGGTCGAGCGAGGTGTTGGCGGTGCCGGTGTTGATGAGGGCGGCGGCGTCGTTCGGGCTGTAGACCGTGCCCGACACCGTCCCGACGGCCTGCCACGAGGTGATCGCGTTTGCGCCCGCCGTCGGGTTGCGCTGGGTCGAGCGGATCTCGACCATCACCACACCCGACTGAGGCACAACCACCTGCGCCGACAGCGCCCCGCCGGACGCGTCCGTGTACGTCGTGGACGACGTCGACCTGCCCACCGTCGCGTCCTCCGACTGCGCGGACGTCACGGTCATACGGTCAGCGGTGATCCGCATCCCGGGAAGCCAAGGCACAGTGCCTCCTACAGGGCGACGATGGCGGGGGCGGCCAGGCGTACGTCCGTGCCCGCGGTCTGGGACTTGACGACGCCGTTGACGCTGCGGACGACGGTCCACGTCTGCGGCGAGGCGGCGCCCGAGATGCCGGTGACCCGGACGACCTCCCCGCCGAGGCGGGCCTCAAAGGGGAACTCGGCGGGGAACGCGCTGCTGGTGATCCAGAGCGGTCCGGCGGCAACGGACAGGGACGTCGCGGTCGCCGGGACGTCCGCAGCGAGTTGCGAGCCGTCGGTGTCCACCCGCGTCGGTGAGAGGCCGGTGAAGCTGAGGTTGTCGATCGCGACAAAGTCGCTGCCGCTACTCGCTGAGTTGTCCTTCACGTAACGGAAGATCACCTGGCTCTTGCCGGTGACGTCCACGATCGCCTGCGTCCACGGGGTGGTGCCCTGGGCGCTGAGGATCTGGACCCCGTCGACGAGGACCAAGAGCCGGTCGCCGAGGAAGCCAGGGCCCGCCCCCTCGCTGCTCGTCCAGTACCAGACGCGCATCTCCGTCATCCCCGGCGGGATAGCCACGATGGCGTCGGAGGTCTGGTTGTGGGTGATCGCGCCGGACCTGAGCGACCAGGACCCGGTGTGAGCCTGCGCGTTGGTCCGCAGCCACGGCAGGGTGCCGCCGGTGGTGTACGGGATCTCGAAGGTCGTGTCCTCGAAGTCCTCGACGGTGGCGACCGCGCCCGTCGTCCACGGCCCGGCGGGCGAGCAGTTGAAGGTGATCTCCCAGGTGCGCGGGAGGAGGGTCTCCTCCCAGGAGTCCACCAGCAGCTCGACCGCGCCGCCGCCCGCGAACCGCTTCGGGAGATTCACCAGGCGGATCTTGTCGCCGACGTCCAGCCCCAGCACCGCCGGAATCATCTCGGGATGCCGATGCAGACGGATCGTCACCGACGGGTAGCGGGCCTCCGACCAGGTCGACAGGTGCAGCAGCCAGCCCGCGAGCTGCTCCGTCTGCTCGTCGGAGAAGAGGCTGAGCGTCCGGGAGTCGGGGTAGTAGCCGATGTCGGCGATCGACAGCGGACCCGTCGCCAGCGACGCCACCGCCGACGACGCGCCCTCTCTCTCCACGGTCCACTCGTTGCGGACCTGGTCGTCCTCGACCGGCTCCAGCGGCGGCGCGATCTGCCGCGCCGCGTAGTCCAGCGTGAGCTTGGGCGCCTGGTCGTACATGCTCGCGCGCGTCCGGTACAGCAGGCCCCGGGTCTGCGACTCGCCGAAGATCCCGCCGTCGGCCTCCGCCGCCGCCCGCAGCAGGTCCAGGAGCGCGGCCGGCCGCTGCGGGCCCACCCGCTGAGTGCCTGCCGGAGTCCCCACGATGGTGAGCGGGACTCCTTCCTCGGAGCACAGGCGCTGGATCCGAGCGGCTGCGGTCTCGCCGTTGAAGGCGATGTCGGCCGAGTTGTAGATGCCGGTGTTGGGCGTGGTGAAGACTCCCAGATGTCCGAGTGCGGTACCGGCGAGGTCGGAGCTGTATCCGCCTTCGGGACCCCTGACCCCGGAGATCCGGCCCACCGCGCCAGCGTAGGAAGTTGTCACGAGGCCACTGCCGGTGCCGCCGATGGGCACGAAGTGGTAGTTCCAGGTGACGTTGGCGCCGTTCTGGACGGCCCATAGTCGCCACCGGCACCACACGCCGTAGATCTGTGTCGACAAGCTCAGCAGCGACGAGGTGACCACGTTGTCGGCTGCGTCGTACCCGTACAGTTCACATCCGGTGGACACGAGCATGAGCCGCCACCGTCGGACTGTCCCTGTGCCCAGCCACTGAAGAAGCGTCCGCGCCGTGGTCGGACCGGCACCCGGGGTCTTGAAGAGGAACTCGGTGTGCCACTGCGTCGGCGCCGCTCCGGCGGGTGCCGGAACGGTCCCCGAGAGGGTCGATCCGCCCTGGATCGTGGGGAGCGGACTGGACCCGGCGAGGCTGCTCTCAGCGGCGAGCTGCATGCCGGCCGTCGACAGCGGCCTGACGCTGGCGGTCGGCGAGTAGAACTGGGTGGCGTTCGGACCATCCTCCATCGGCCAGTACGCAATCGGGGCGCCGCTCGGGATACGTCGACGCAGCGTCGAATCCAGCGGCTTCTGCCCCTGGCTGAGCCGGCGCAGGATGCCCGCCGGCGCGATCGACGTCCACGCGTCCGCCTCCGACGCCGACCACACTGTGGGCCACTCCGGGACCTCCAGTTCACAGCGGGTGACCCGGTCAGTGATCCGGGCGTCGCCCGCGAGAGACCACGCGCGGGCGACGCTGTCCGTGAACGTGCTGGTCCCGGCAGGCTGGGCCGTGAAGTCGGGGTTGGCGACGATGGTGCCGTCGATGACGCTGCGGACCTGCGCCCGGTACGTCCGGCCCCGGACCGGCTGTCGCAGAACGGTGGCCAGGTCCAGTTGCTGTGGGGCGATCGACAAGGGGGCAGTGCTGGCGTAGATCGTCAGCGTGCCGGTGTTGACGGAGTCGGCGCCGACCTGGGTCCATGGGCCGTCCAGGGACGTGCTCCAGAAGAAGCGCGTGGTATAGCCACCGGCCCCGTTGTCGGCGTCCAGGGTGGCACGGAGCGCTGCGCGAGCGGGCAGCGTCGAGGGGAGCCCGATGACCGTGAGCGAGCCGGATGTGCCGTCCTGTGTGGTGTGCAGGGCCAGCCGTCCGGCCTCGATCCGGAGGTGGTACGAGCGGTTGCCCGCAGCGCCCCATTTCCCGATGAGCATCTGCGCGCCGGCGTCGTACCAGGAGGCCTCGCCCTCCCAGCGGATGTCGAGATCCACGACGTTGAGGGCCGCGGTGTGGGGGGTGGTCGCGCGGTCGGGTAGGCCGCTCATGTCGAGGTAGGTGACCGGACCGCCCGGGATCGTGACCTTCAGCGGCGTGTTGCGGCTGAGGAGGCCGTAGTACGGGCCCTCCGGGTTGCGGGACGTCCACTTTCCGTCCCGGTTCGGGATGGTCACAGAGGCCTCGGACGGGTCGGCGGCGGTGGCCCGGTACGCGCGGCCCCGGCGGTGTGTGATCGGGTCGCGGGTGTACGGAGCCGGCGAGATCCGGGTCCATACGCCACCGATCAGCACGTGGCTCTCCAGACCGAGCGCATCCTGGGGGAAAGGCACGGTTTACCTCCTGCCGAGGACGAGCTGGACATCGCCGCCGCCGACGGCCTGGACCTTCTTGCGGAGTTCGCCGACCAGGAGGTTCCCGAACGCGGAACCGTCGGAGCCGAGCCGGACGACCTTCGGGCTCTGGCCCCGGCCGGCCGCCCCCTGCGCGCGGGCGCCCGACGCCCACTCGCCCGGCGCCGGCGTGTCGACGAGGCTGGCCATCGACTGGTTGACCGCCGACCGCTGCCCCTCCACACCTCGGATCAGGCCCTGCGCGGTGTACCGGCCGACCAGCGCCATCACCCGCGACGGCGACTTGATCCCCAGCGACTTCCTGATGGACTTGGTCATGGACTGGGCGATGCGCAGCATCTGCTGCTCGATCGCCCGCTGCTGCGACTGGAGCCCGCGCACGAGCCCGGCGGCGGCCTGGATGCCCGCGCCGTACATCGCGTCCCCGGCGGTCGCCCCGGCCCGACCCGCAGCCTTGACCAGCGCGCCTTGTTCGGCGTTGATCGCCTTGATCTGGGCGGTCGAGGCGTTCGCGAGCGCGGCGGCGGCCGAGGCCCCCTGGGCGACCCCGGCCTGAGCGATCTGCGTCACCAGGTCGGCCGAGACGCCCTTCGAGCGGAGCTTGGCGAGGTCTGCCGCGAACCGCTCGGCCGCCCGCCGGTTCGCGCGGAGGCCGTCGAGGATCGACTCGGCGGAGTCGCCCTCGCTGCCCTGCTGCTGGGTGATGTTGGCGCCGTCGAGGACGCCCTTCGTCACGTCGGCCGCGAGCTTGTCGCGTGCGGCGATCAGGTCGGCGTAGCGCTTCTGCGCGTCCTTGAGCCGCGCGGCGACCTTCTCTTCTTGGCTCGCGAGCGCGAGGAGCTTCTTCGTGCCGGTGCCAAGCGACTTGAGTGCGGCCGTCCGCGCCTTCCCGGGGCGGAGGCTGTCGGCCAGGATGTCCGACACCTTGCCCGAGGCGGCCTTGATCTGCTTCGTCGAGCCGGTCAGACCTGCGATCAGACCCTGCGCGATCCACCGGCCCTGAGCCTTCGTCACCTTCGACGGGCTGGCGATACCGAGCGCCTTCGCAATGGGGCCGGGGATCGCCGACTTCGCCCAGCCGATCAGCTTGCCGCGAATCCAGCCAGTCATGCCGGAGATACCGTTCCACAAGCCCTGGACCACGTTGCGGCCCTTGCCTACGAGCAGGGAGCCGAGGTTGCCCATCGCGTTGGAGATCCGGCCCGGCAGGCCCTTCACCCACGCGACCATCTCCAGCGCCTTGGAGACCGTGGCCGTCTTGATGGCCGTCCAGTGCTTGATGATCAGGCCGAGCAAAGTCCAGTTGAGGAAGAGGTTGTACAGCTTCCCTGGGATGCCCTTGACCCAGGCGATCGTGGCGTTCCACGCGGAAACGGTGGCGTTCTTGATCGTCGACCAGTGCTTGATGATCAAGCCGATCAGCGTGAAATTCAGGAACGCGCTGACCAGGGCATCCTTCGCCCATACGACCGCCTTGACGATCCAGTTCCACACCGCGACCGTCGCGCCCTTGATCTCGTCCCAGTAGGCGATCACCAGGACCACGAGGGCGCCGATCGCGAGCCCGATCCAGCCGATCGGGCCGAGCGCGAGAACCCACGCTGCCGCCATCCGGCCGCCCGCGATCAGGGCCTGCGTGCCCAGCACCACGAGGGCAGGGACGAGGATCGCGCCGATGATGATCGCCGCAGTCTTGATCTCGCCGCCGTGCTCCTTCAGGACCCCGCCGAAGCGGATGACCGCCGGAATGACGGTGCCGCCGAGGAACTCGACGAAACCCTGCTGGAGCCCCCGCTTGAACTGTTCGAGGCGAACTCCCGAGTTGTCGCGGAGACTGTCGCCCATCCGGTCGGCAGCCCCACCGACGTCGCCGAGCGCTTTCGTCGCCGAGGACGGATCAAGAGCAAAGAGCGCCTTCTGAGTGTCCTCCGCCTTGGTCTTGAACAAGGCGAGCGCGACGTTGTTGCGGTCCACGCCGGGCTTCATGTTCCGCAGCCCGTCAAAGACCTGATCGAGGGCCCTGCTCGCGGCAGGGCCACCCTTGACGAATGCGGCCTGCATCTCCTTGCCCGACAAGCCGATCGCCTTGAAAGCGGCATCGACGTCCTTGCCGCCGCCCTGGGTGATCAGGACGAATTCCTTCAGCGCGTCCGCGACCACGTCCGTGTCGCGCGCGCCCGCCTTCATCCCCTGGGAGAGGAGACCCGTTGCCGTGGTGGCGTCGATCCCCATCTGCCGGAAGATCGTGCTGTACTCGTTGAAGGTGTCGGCGATGTCGTCCGCGCGCGGGCCCATCTGCTGGAGGCCCGCAGTGAGCGCGTCGAGTGCCTCGGTGCCGTCCTTCGCCAGTCCGGTCTTGATCATCTGGCCGACCGCGTTGGCGGTCTGCCCGAGGTCCAGCTCGAAGGTCTGAGACAGGTCTGAGACCTTCGTGGCGAGGGACTGAAGCTGTGCCTCCGTCGCCTGCGGCGGGGCGATCCCCGCGCGCATCGTCGCGCTGATCGCGTCCGCCGCGCCCTGGAAATCGGTGGTCACCGCGTCCGCGTAGAGCTTCCCCGCGAGCTTCCCGTACCGCTGTGCCTCCGCCGGAGTCGCCCCGAGCTGCGCGCCCAGACGGCCCGTGATCCGGCCCTGATCCAGCGCCTCCGTGATCCCCGCGATCAGCACCGCCCCCGCAGCCGCACCGGCCGCTGCCGCGATCATCTTCAGCTTGTCCAGGCGGCCCCCGGCTGCGTCGACCGCGTCGTCCGCGCCTGAGGCAGCACCGTCGCTCAGGCCGTCCCCGACCGCATCCCCCGCACGACGCCCAGCAGCGACGAAACGACCCCGCGCGTTACGAAGTCGGCCATCGGCACCCCGAACAATGCCGTCGCCGAGCTGCTGCCCCGCACGCTCCCCGGCCTGGTCTGCGTCCGAGCCCATCCGCTGGCCGGACTGCCGCAGAGCACTCTCGGCGCGGCGAAGAGCTGGGGTGACGCCTCGGCCGTCGATCGTGATGATCCCGTTGAGTTCGCCGACCTGGAGCGCCACGGCTCACCCCCTTCGGGATCGTGCTGGTTCCTCAGGAGGGTTGAGATGCCGCTGGAGTCGGCTCTCCGTAGAGAGGAGGCCGAGGATGCGGAGCTGAAGCCAGCGCCACGTCCGCTGGCGGAGGACACCGGACTCGACGTCGATGCCGTACGTCTCGTGGAGGTCGGCCTCGATCAGCTCCCAAGAGCCCAGGAGCTTGGCCCAGCTCAGATCGGCTGGGGGCCCCTGCCGCGACCGGCCTTGTTTCGGCGCCGGGATGCCGCCCTCGTACCACTCGTAGAGGCCGGTGACCGGGTCCCGTTCGCCGCGGCCTTGTCCGAGGAGCCGCGCGACATCTGCCGACGCTCCGCCCGGTTCCTCGCCGCTTTTCCCGGTGCCTCACCCGTACGCCAGTACTCCAGCGCCGTGTCCTCGTCGGAGGTGATCCACAGCATGACCGTCAGCGAGACGTGCTTGAACACCGACCACGACGTCTCCGTACGCAAACTCCCGTAGGAGTCGCCGAGGCACAGCTTGTACAGGTCGATTTCCTCGTCGTCGTCGAGGACGGGCCGGTCCGGGGCGGCCCCGCCGGCGGCGAGGCGGGCGGCGAGCGATGTGATCCGCTCGATCTTGATACCGGCCTCGGCGGACGGGTCGGCGATGTAGTACTCGCGTACGGCGCCGTCTTTCCCCCGGACCGGCAGAGTGAGGCCGTCGGAGAGGAACGCGTCGAGCGCCTCGAACGCGCCGGCCATCAGGCGACCGGGTTCGTGATGAGCAGCAGCGGGCCGTCGCCGGTGAGGGTGACCTCGACCTGGTCGAGGGCCGTGTACTCGCCGCCGGACGGCGCCCACGTCACGATCGCGGTGCCCTCGTACGCCTCGGGGAGGCCGTCGCGGTCGTAGTAGCGGACGTGGACCTGGGACGACGACCCGAAGCCGAAAGCGGCGGCGCGCAGGGCCTCGTGGGTGGGGTGGTAGACCTTGACCTGGTCGTTGATCCTGCGGTTGATCGTGGTGCCCAGCTCCCAGGACTGGCCGGTCTTGGTGTTGCCCGCCCAGCCGCCGGAGTCGTAGTCGCTGCTGTCCTCGATGTTGGGCTCGGCGGCCGGGGTGAACTCGGTGACACCGGGGACGAGTTGCCAGTCGCTGCCGTCCTTGGCCGCGGACATGTCGATCTCCAGGCGCCAGCGGCGGGCGAGCGCGGTGATCGGGGTGGGGGTGGACATGCGGTCCTCCTAGTCGATCAGGTTGGTCCCGGGCCGCACGGTCCGGAAGTAGAAGTTGCTGGTCAGCTCCATGCGGCCGTGGGCGTCCTGGCCGATCCACGCCTGGGACTGCCGCCACGACAGGGCGACGTGAATGCCGCCGCCGACCTGGTAGTGCTGCCGGTTGTGGAGCGCATCGAAGAGCGCGTCGGCGAGGTCATCGATCGCGTCGGGATCGCGGCCCGCCCGCATCCGGAACTGGATCGCCGTGATGGCGTCGGTGAGGTCGGTGTCCTCGACCGGGTACGCGGTCATCGCGATCGCCCGCTCCGGAACGTCCGGCATGACGCTCCGGAAGATCCCCGTCTCGCCTTCGACGAAGACGTGGTCCGGGTCGAAGGTGCCGATCCCAGCGGTGTCGAGGAGCACGCCGATGCCGTCGAGGAGGCTGGAGGTGTAGCTCATCGCAGTGCCCGCCTCACCTGCGCCACGATGATTGCCGCGACCTGCGCGCGCTCGCCGTTGAGGCTGCGTTCCAGGTACTTCGCGGTGCGGCCCGGCGAGTGCCGGAAGTCGAGCCGCTCGTGCTGGACCACGGCGTACGGAGTGTCGTAACTGACCATCGCGGTCAGCGACGGCTCGTCCACGCTGGCCGCCCCCGACCTTTGGAGCGCGGCTTCGTCGAGTGGGACGACCTCATCGGAGACCTGGAGCACGTGCTCCGCCGCGAGGAACAGGCCCCGGGCGGCGGCCTCCCGGATCTGACGTTCTGCCGCAGCCCCGTCGAAGCGCAACCGGAAGTTCTGCGGCATGGGGCCTCCTGCTATTCGAGTTGGATCTCCACGTGGTCGGGAGTCGGCAGCCCACCGCCGTTGCGGTCCTTGGTCTGAATGACCTTCGTCGTCCGGCCGCTCGGCAGCGTCACCAGCGAGAACTGCGGCGCCGTCGTGCCCGGGTCGGCGTACACCGTCGACGTCGAGGTGACCTGCTCCCCGGCCGGGGACCGGACGCCCCTCGTCTGCTCGTCGACGAAGCACCGCACCGGTACACCCGGCCCGTACTTCGGCCCCTTGCTGGTGTCGCCGAGATACGGCGCGATCGTCACTTCATGCCGCATTAGCCAGCGAGGGATCAGCACGAGAACACCGCTCCCATCCGGAAGATGCACGCCGTCAGGTCCGGGGAGAGCAGCGCATCCCACGCGGCCGGGGCGATCTGACGAGCCGGAGCATCCTCCCCGGACACCGCCGTCACCGACCGGCCCAGGGACACCGAGCCGATCGACACCGACCCCCACCCCACCCCGTCCGCTCCCGACGGATCACCGACCTGCGCCCACCAAGCGACCTGCGCGCACACCGCGTCCCGGACCGCTTCAAGGACGAGGGGGTGGGTCGGCATTCCCGCGCTGTCGACGTCGTACAGGCAGCCCCGGAGGACCAGTCGGTCCAGCATCTGTGACGCCTGCGCCAGCCGGGCCCCGGTGTTGGCCGGGGTCGGTGTGGTGCCGCCGGGGTACGCCTCGTAGTCGGCGACGGTCGCATACACGCGCACGCCGGGCCTCCTCTCGCAGGGTGGGAGGGTCAGGCGGACGTGCCGACGATGCAGATGTCGTACGACACCGACGAGCCCGCGCCCGAGTTGGCGACCTTCAGCAGGTCGGCTGTCGACGCGGTGACTGCGTAGCCGACCGCGTCCGTCGAGCCCGCCAGCACACCGATCGCGGCCCCGGGGCGGAGGGTGATGGTGCCGGTGGCGTTGAGGAGCGTCGCCCAGGCGTTGGACGCGGCGGCGCCGACGATCACGTTGTTCGTGTTCGCGGCGGGCGCCTTGATGAACAGGCCCTTGACCCTGACGAACGTGATCGCGCTGCCGAACGCGTCGAGGAGGACGCCGGCGAGGTCGAGGTCCTCGGTCCCGGACGCGGCGAGCGTCCGGCGGGCCTGATAAACCTTGTCGGCCTTGCCTGCGCCCGTGCCCGAGCCAAGGGCCGCTGACGCAGACACCGAAGCTGGGACCTTGCCGGTGCCAAGACCGGCCGCCTGAGACAGCTCGGTGAACGCGCTGATCGCGAGGCTGCTGGTGAGGGGCATGTCCAACCTCCGATCAGGTCGCGATGACGAGCGGCACGTGCCGCTTGAAGGCGGGCGTGGCGATCGTCGCCGGGGCCGTCGCGGTGAGGCCGGATCCCGACGTCTGCGCGAGGTTGCCCTCCCCGGTGAGGAACGGCTTCGCGCCGACCGAGCCCACCAGCGTCGGCACCGTCGTCGCAGCGACCGCCAGCGCCGCGTAGTACACGCCGCTCTTCGTGACCCGCACCGGCGCCGTCAGTGCGAACGTCTTCGCCGTGTCGGCCGCCCACGCCTCGCTGGTCTTGTCCGCGGACTGCGCGAGCAGCGCGCCGGCGCCGTTGTAGAGCGCCGCGATCTGGTTCGTCAGCGAGCCGCCAGCCGTCCCCGCGCTGACGAACGTCAGGTTGGAGATCACGTCCCCGTCCTGGAGGTACAGGGCGACCGAGCACATGACGCCGGTCGCCGCAGCCGGGACGTCGTCCAGGCCCACGCGCGGCAGGTTCGCCCGGTGGAACGTCACCTCCGGGTCCGGGCGGCCGGCCGTGTTGAGCCAGCCGAGGTCGTTGCGGGGGTTCCCCTTGAATGCGCCGAGGAGCGTCACTGCCCGGCTCCCTTCGTGTTGTCTCCGGCCGGAGCCGCAGGGGTCTTCGCGGCGAGGATCTCCTCGCGCTTGCCGGTGATGCCGACGCGCGGCTTCTTCGCGGCGTCCTCGGCATCCAGGACACGGGTGGCCTCGTCGAGGTCGGCCTCGTCCAGGTACGCGAGGACGTCCTCGACGCCGCGCTCCGCCGGATCGAACAGCCCCGTGACGACCGGAGTGCTCTGCCCCACGATGCTGGTGACGATCTCCTGTGCGCGCTCCTCGTCGGTCTTGCCGTCGGAGAGCGCGACGCCGTAGCCCTGCCGACGGAAGTACTCGATGGCCGCGCGGCCTGCCTTCGTGGTGTCGTCCACGAAGCCGGTGCCCTTGGAGAAGGTGACACCAACGGATTCGCCGCTGAAGGAGCGAACGGGGGCTTCGATGCGGTAGGTGTTCATGCTGGTCACCGCACCTTCACGTTGCGCAGGACGCCGCACGACTTGGTGTTCTTGAGGACGGCGGCGACCGGTCCCATCTCGACCTCGCCCGACTTGACCGCGCCGGGCTGGCTGAAGTCGGGGAGGAACGTCTCGACGAGCGGGGCGCCCGCCATCGAGGCGCCGTGGAAGGCGTCCAGGCCCAGCGATACGGCGTAGATGTCGGTGAGGCCGGTGATGGTCCCGCCCGCGCCGCCGCCGTCGGTGTCTGCCGAGCGGATCGGGATGATCGGGGCGGAGCCGTCGGCGCGGTCGCCGAGGTCGATGAGGACCCAGTCGCCGTACCGCTCGATGAGCTGGCCGAGGCTGTTGCGTTCGGACGTGAACTGGCTCGCGCGGCGGGCCAGGGACTTGATCCGGGAGATCGACTTAGTGTTACCGAGGACCGCCTTCACCCCGTCCGCGACGGAGCCGTCCGCGCCCGTGTCACCGGAGCCGGTCTGCGATCCCATGATCCGGGAGAGGAAGTCGTCGAACGCGTCGAAGACTGACATGGCGATGTCCTCGGTGGTCACCGTGGCCGGGGACCAGTCGAGGTAGCCGGTGGCGACGCCCTCGGCAAGCGGCAGGTACTCCGTCGACTGGCCCGTGAGCGCCTTGTCGAGGCCGTCGAAGCCGGCGTCGTCCACGGCGGTGTCGCCGAGGATGAGTTCCTGCTGGAAGCGGGTCCGCATCGAGGTGAGCTTCTGCGCCAGCTGGAAGCTGATGCTGTTCGACGCGGCCGGGCCGAGGCGGGCCAGCTTCCGGTCCACGGAGAACGCGCCACCCAGCGGGTGGAGTTCCACCGTCTTGCGCTCGCTGGTCGCCTGGCTGGGGACGTACTCCTCGTTGAACCGGCGGAACGACACCGAGGACGGCGCGAGAAGCCGGGTGTAGCCGTAGGTGAGGGAGGCGTCGCCCGTGCCCGGGGTCGCGGTGTCGTCCCAGACGAAGTTGTTGAACAGCCAGCTGTTGCGTCGGAGGTTGTCGATGACGGCGAAGTCGATGTCCGCCTGGGTGTTGAGCTGCGCCTGAGCGAGCGTCACGGGCATGGTGTCTCCCTGAATCAGGTCTGGTAGTGGTTCTGGATCGCCCCCGCGAGCGATCCACCTCGCTTCTTCGCGGCGCCTTCGCCGGTGCCGCCGGACAGGTCTCCGCCGGAGCGTCCGGCGGTCTGGGTGGCGAAGGCGGGGTTGTCCTTGACGACAGCCTTGATGGCGTCGTCCAAGTTCGCGCCGAAGGTCTTCGCGGCGGGGTCGAGGTCGGCGATCTTCTGCCGGAAGGACAGGGAGTCGAGGAGTGCAGCAGCCTTCGCGCCGTGCTTCTCCGCGCGCTCGCGTACGGCGTCACGGACGGTCAGCTCGCGGAGCTGCGCGTCTCGCTTCTCGATCTCGGCCTGGGCTTCCTGGGCGGCGGCCATGCGGCCCGCCTTCTCCGCCTGCGCGACGGCCTTCTCCTGCTCGGTCATGCTTGCGGCCTTGAGCTTTTCCAGCTCCTCCGCAGCCCCCGAGTTCGTCTTCGCGCGCTTCTCCCACTCGCGGGAGTGACCGACGGCCTCGCGGTACTTGGCTTCCCAATCGGTGGCCTCGCCGGACCCCGATCCGGGCTGTCCGGATCCCTGCCCGGACTGCTGTCCGCCCTGGTCACCGGCCGTACCGGAGCCGCCAGTGTCGCCCTGTCCGGACTGCCCGGACTCACCGGATCCGGACTGTCCGCCGGATCCGCCTTCGCCCTCGCCGCTGCCACCCGCGATGGCGTAGATCGGCGAGCCGTTGCGGCGGTAGCCGAGTACGTCGAGCGCGGAGTGCCTCGCGAGGGGGTGCTTGAAAGGGGCCTGCTGCATGGTGTTCTCCCGTTTCGGGTTGCCCGGCGCCGTGCGGCTGCCGGAAGCCTCTGCTCAGTTGTCAGTGGTCGGGGTTACCGTCGGTGCATGAGCTATCGAGAGCACGCCCCAGGTTCCTGCCGCCGCTGTAATGGGCCGCTGGTCCGCACCGTCACCGAGATATCGGCGTGGGGAGCAGCGACTCCAAAGAGAAGACGAAGCGATCCGTTTTGCCCCTCGTGCACGGTGTCCCAGTTGCAGGAGTGGGACCGTGAGCACGGGCAGCAGAAAGAGCAGTAGTCAGCGGGAGCCCGCGAGTTGTTCGCGATGGCTCTTGCGCGGCAGGCCGGTATCGGCGACCAGCTCACGGACGCGGCCCTGGTAAGCGCGGACCTTCGCGTTCGCCGCCGTACGCGCCTTGTCGTCGATCGCCCCGGCGGCCCGCCGCTTCCACGCCCGGACCTGCCGCTCGTAATACCGCTGCTGCTGCGTCTGCTCGTACGACGCCCGCGACGGCGGCTTCGGCCGGGGCTTCGTCACCCCAGGCAGGTAGATGCCCACGCTGTGACGGCAGTTCGGATGAAGCAGCCCCGCCGCGCGCGCCTCCGGGAGCGACCCGGCGACCCGGACGCGCACCATGCGGCCGTCCTCGATGGCGTGCTCGACCTCCACCGTCCCGACCCCGGACGCACCCTCACGGCGGAGGACCTTGCCCTCCCACGGCTTACAGCGTGGACACTCCTCCGGAGCATCCGACACCAGCACCAGATCGATCCCCGCAGCAGCGAGCCGATCGGTATGTGCCTCCACAGCCGCGCGGCCGAGCGCGCTACGGCTGGCCATCTCCACGTAGCTGACGAGGTTCCAGGCCCGACCGCTACGGTCGATGAATCCGGTCACCCCACGGTCCGCGAACCGTGCGAGTGCGCGAGCCGCGGCCTGCCTGCGCGTCGTCGCCCCCAGCAGCGGCGCCGACGTCGCCTCCGCGATCACCTGCCGGTACACGTCCAGCCCCTGCCGCAGCATCCGCAGATGCGCCGGACCCGTCTCCGAGACGAGGGCCGCAGCCAGCCGGTCCACAGCCGCCGCCGACGGCAGAGCCTCCGCCGCTGCGAGCGCCGGCCCCGTCGCCACCGCGCCGAGCTCGACGATCGCTGCCTGCTGCCCGCGGTCGTATGCTTCCGCGACGGCCTGGTGGATCGCGCCGGCCGCATCAGCCTGGAGGGCGGCGATGATCTCCTCGATCGCCGTACGCAGGTTGCCGATGGCGGCGAGCTTGAGGTCGGCCCACAGCGGGGAGTCGAGACCCTCCGCGAGCGCGCGCGTCACGCGCTCGATGAGTGCCAGCTCGGCCTGCTCGTAGAGGCTGGAGATCGCGGAGGCCAGGTCTTCGGCCATGTCGGGGCTGACCGGCATCGGGCCCTCCCGCTACTCGGCTTGCGCGTCGCCGTTCGGGTCGTCCACCGGTTGCTCGCCGAAGGTGGGCCGGTCCGCGCCGAGCGTCAGTGGGTCCTCGACCAGGCGCCCGCTCTCCCGCATGATGCGGGCGACCTCGGCCTTCTGGTCCTGCGCGTCCCAGTCGGGATGCAGCAGCGCCACCCTTACCTCGGTCGACGCAGCCTCAGCCTGCGCCATCAGCACTGCGGTCTCCGCCAACGTCTTGATGTCGTCCTGGACCGAGTCCTGAAACCGGACATCGGGCCGGTCCACCTCGACACGCGGCGCACCGGGGAACATGCCAGACGCCACCAGCATCAGCCACGACTCGGTAATGTCCGCGATCTCCGGTGCTGCCAGCTCCGCCTTGCGCCCCCGAGTTGACATCGACCGGGCGGCCTTGGCCTTGATCTCCGTCGCGGTGACAGCGGCGCCCGCGGATTCGTCACCGAACGTCGACGAGCTGAACCCGGCGTTCCTGACGACCTTCTCCACCAGCTCCGCGGACGTCGCCCGGTGCTCCTCGTGCCTGATCACGAACTGGTTCAGGGTGATCTGCTGGTCGATCGTCGGCGGGACGTTCATCGCGGCGTAGACCTCGCGGTCCTCCCACGTAGATCCGGCGCCGGGGCCGTTGTTGAGGAGGTAGCCCTGCGGGACGATGATCCTCGCCTTCGCGAGCCGGATGTCCCGCATCCACGACGTGTACGTCTCGTCGATCGCGGACAGGAACGTCTCGGCGCCCTGGAAGTCGCTGGTGCCGAGCCCGGCCGCGCCGGGGATGTCCGCCCAGTCGGGGGCGTCCATCGTGTTCGGGATGTAGGCGACGAGGAGCCTCTTCTTCATCCCCAGCGGAAGCTGCCGTACGGGCAGGAGGTCCTTCGTTGCCTTGAAGTCGCTGAGTTCGCGCGGCTTGCCGAGGTTGTCCTCGGTGCCCTCGTACACGCCGTGGAAGATCCAGCCCGGCTCGTGCCGCTCCAGGTGGCGGACAACGCGTTGCCCGTCTGCTACCAGCACCGTCCAGAACGTGACCGCGCGGAGCTTCTCGCCGTGCGCGAACTCCGGTGCTGCGCCGTCGGCGCGGACCCGGCCGATCCAGGGGAGGGGGCTGATGCTGGTGTCCCACACGATCCGCAGGTAGGCGCCGCCGAGGCCGGAACCGGCCTCGCCCGCCGCGATCAGCGTGCGTTTCAGGCCGGTGTCGAGGAGCTTCTCCAGTGTTTCCTGGGTGCCGGTGTGGGAGACCTTCAGCGAGGGAGGCTCGGAGTAGAGGAGATCGGCGGAGGTGCGGGCGATGTCGCGGGCGAGCGGCATGTGGAGGTTGGCGCGCTTCTCGCCGAGCGGGGTCGGCTCGCCCCAAAACCAGCGGGCCACGCGCCCGACTACGCCGCCGCGGTACTGCGAGGGCCGGTTCTCGGCGGGGCCGAAGCGGGCGTTGTCGCGGTGCCGGTTGCGGTAGCGGTAGGACAGGCGGTCGGGGTTCGCGGAGAGCCAGGCGCTCCAGTCGGCCATGTCGGCCTGGATCGCGGGGTGGATGGGGGGCCACGCGACGTTCTTGTCAGGGAGCGGCATCCGTGGACACCTCCTGTTCCGGCGGTGGCGTCCAGCCGAGGGCCACGAGCGTCGCGGCGGTGTCGTCGTCAATGAGGACGATCGTCTCGGCCATGGTGCTGACGTCGTGCAGCAGCAGTTCGAGGGTCAGCGTCGGCAACGCCCCGGCATCGCTGGTGAGAGCGAGGCTGCGCACGCCCCGGATCGGCTGGCCGTCGACCTTGATGGTCCCCGAGCCGTGGCCGGTCAGGGAAAGCTTCGCGGTGCGCTCGCGCATGTCGGCTCCTCTTCGTCCTTGTAGGCGTCAGGGGTCTCCAGCCGGGCCGCAGCTTCCCTGAAGAACGCTGCGGTCTGCGCGCGGATCTTGTCCTCGGTGACCGGCCCGTCCTCGGGGGTGAAGGTGATCGACCCCCAGTGCCCGCCGATCTCGCCCACGCGGACGTACACCGGCAGCGTGATCTCTCCAGGCGTCATGCGGCCACCTCCAACGCCGTCGCGGGCAGCAGGTGCCGCCACTCGTTCACCGAGCTGTGCAGCCCGTACCGCAAGCCGTCCACCGAGTGGTCGTCGACCTTCAACGGCTGGTCGACACCCTTCGCCGCCGCCTTCGAGTCCCAGACGTACGCCGGGAGCTCGTCGAGCAGGCCCGTGCACGAACGGTGGACGGACAGGATGCCCGCGCCGAACGCCGTGCTGACGCTGCGGATGCCGTCCTTCACCTCGTTGTCCGCCCGTGCCACCCCCGGCACGCCGTCGCTCCAGAGTTGGGTCATGAACGACGCCGCCGAAGGGTCGACGAACAGCCACGACGGGGCCACACCCCTTGTCCCGCGATGCTCGTACGACGCGAGCCACTGCCGCACTCCCGCGCTGTACTGCGCGTCCGTCAGCTGGCGTTTCGCGATCCGGGAGTCGTGCCGGTATTCCGAAGCCACGTACATCCGCGAGTCCGACCCGATCCCGATCAGCATCGCCGCGAAGGGGTTCACCGTGCCGTAGTCGATCCCCACGGCCATCCAACGGGAGATCTCCGGCACCAGGTCGATAACGTGCCGCGCCTCGTCGAAGCTGTCGTAGATCACGCCCTCCGCAAGGCACCACTCGCCGAGGATGTACCGGCGGAAGAACAGACCCTGGTGGGACTTCTTCAGCGAGGCCACGTACGCGGTCGGCAGCGACGGGTTGTCGTCGAGGACGAACGAGAACCGGTGAAGGTCCAAGGCGTCCTCGGACTGGGTCTCGACGAGCGTGCCGTCGCGCCGCAGGTGCAGGCGGGCGCGGTCCAGGTACTCCTTCTTCAGCCAGTGGTTCGGCCCCTCCGGGTTCGTGGTCCCGAACCACTGAGCCCCTTCGACAGAGAGCCGGGTCTCCAGCATCTTGAAGAAGTTCTCCGGGTACGTGGTGACCTCGTCGCAGTACGCGCCGGCGAGGGTCAGGCCCTTAATCTTGTCGACGGCCTTCTCGTCGTTCGCGCCGGCCACGTAGATGAGGCGTCCGAAGATGACGACCTCGCCCGCGCCCGCGCGGTACACGCACCGCTTCTTGCCGACCATCTGCTCGATGACGTCGATGATGTTCCGCTTCAGGGTCCGCTCGGTCTTCCCGATCATGGCCAGAGCCCCGGGCGGCCCGGTGCGGATGTAGCGCAGCCACACCATGATCGAGCCGATCGTCTTGCCCGACCGGACCGCGCCTTCCCACAGATTCCCGCGCGCGGCAGCAAGCTGGGTCGCGCGCAGACCCTTACCGGCGAGGGACTTGAACATCGCGGCCCCCTCACTCGGCGCCGGGCATCATCCCCCTCAGCCACTGGTCGACGGCCGCCAGGCCCTCCAGGTCCTCGCGCTCCGGCGGAACCAACTTGAGCGACTTCTCGATCGCGATGCTGGCTGCGGACATCAGGTCCCTCTTCGCGTCGGCTGGCGGCTCGTCGAGCTCAACCTTGGTGTACTTGTTCGCGGCACCGCCGATCCGGAAGACGATCGCGGGCTCCCACAACCGTGCGGTGAGCCGCTCGGCGTCGTCCTGGAGCGCTTCGGCGAGCATGGCGCGGCGGTCGGCTAGCTGGGCGACGCGGTGCCGGGTGGCTTCTTCGGTCTGGGTGACGTCGAAGACCAGGCCGTTGGCGGCGCAGATGATGCTGACGACCCGTGCGGAGCGGCCGACTTGGCGGGCGATTTCGTTGCGGCCGAGGCGGAGGCCGTGGAGTCGGACGATCTCGGCTTTCTCCTCGTCGGTGACCATGCGCATGTCCTTCCGGACGGCCATCGTCGTCACCTCCTTGGGTGTGCGAAGGCCCGGCGTCCGTGGGGATCGCCGGGCCAGGGTCGGGGTGGGTCAGGCTTTCCAGCCCGCATCGAGACAAGCTTGCGCGAACGTGTCAGCGGCGATCTTCCAGGAGCCGTCGGTGCCGTTCGCGCCGTTGGCGAGCACCTTGCTGCTGTCGGCGATGCGGTCGGTCTTTGAGGTAGGCGCCCACTTGTTGACCTTGTTGGCGAGGTCGAGGCGGGCTTGCTTGGTGACGGCGGCCTTGTAGTCCTTGGCGAAGTCGTCGCAGGCGAGCTTGCCCGCGTCGTCGAGCTTGGTGGTGTCGACTGCCTTGGGCTTGTCCTCGGTGGTGTCGCTGCTGCTGGAGCAGGCGGTGAGGGCGAGCGCGGCGAGCGCTACGGCGGCGAGGTGTCTGGTCATGTTCCCCCCTGGAACGGTGTGTTGAGGGGGATCATGCCGTACCGGAGGTGATCGTTTCCGGGCATGCCAGATCTGCGGCCCATGATGGGCCATGATCAGCCAGACGTCAACCTTGGTTCAGGTTTCTGCGCGGTGAGGCCCGCGTGCAGGCGCGGACACGCAGCAGGCCCGCCGCATCGGGGGGATGTGCGGCGGGCCCTGGGAGCAGTGTGGCAGAGGCGTCAGCCTTGTCGGATCGGCCCGCATCGGCCGCAGGTCTGGTCGAGGCAGGTGGTGCTGCCCATCCGCTCGCGGTACTCGCCGCAGCTACGGGCCTGCCGTAGTTGTGGGATGGTCTCGGCGAGGGTCAGGCTGAGACGCCGCGCCTCGGCGAGGCTCTCGGGCGTGGCCTCCCCGAGGAGCCGTACTACATGGTGCGCCAGCTCAATGGAGGGCTGGACGTTGGGCCAGGTCTTGCTCATGTGGCGCTCCTACTGAGGCTGTGTCGGGGTGGGCTCGGGGGTCGGCTGTGTCGGGGTGGGGAAGTGGCCGCCGCGCGACGCCTGGTAGGTGGTCTCGTGCCCCTGCAAGCGGGGGTCGTCGGGCTCGGGGTTGGTCTTCCAGCCGAGTGCCATGATGGCGGTCCTGTCTCTTGGTTGGGATGGGGCCGGGGCGGTCGGCTAGCTGCCAGGCGGACGGCCGCCCCGGGTAGATGGCCCGGGAGATCCCGGGTAGATCGCGGTAGACGTGCGGGTAGATGCGCAGGTCAAGCAGCGGTAGACGGGGTGGCAGACGACACCGGGTCCACGGCCGGGGTAGGGGCGAGGTCGGCCTTCCGTACGCCCCTTGTCGGGGTCTTGGAGCCGGGCGTCTTGACCTTGGGGTGGACGGGGATACCGAGGGCCTCCAGATGCGCGCGGAGGTCGCCCACCGTGCGGCCCTCCCACTGGCCGTGCTCCTGGAGGTGCGCGAGGACCGTGCGGAGGTGGATCGCGGGGGCGTCGCCCATGAGGTCGAGGAGGAGCGCCCTGATCGCCTCACCCGACTGCTGCGGGGGCTCGGCGGCGGCCTCGTCGGCATGGGGACGTCCGGCCCGCCACGCGGCGACCGCCCACGCACCGGTCAGCATCCACATCACGCCGGGGACCGCACGGACGAGCCGCCAGAGGAGGTAGCCGCCGAGGGTGAGCAGGGCGAGGCGTGCCCAACACCCGAGCGCGGCTTTCCAGCCGGTGAGGTCGTGGCGACGGCCGCGCGCGACCCAGGCGGCAGCGCGCGCGCCGAGGCGGCGGGTGAGCGCGGCAGACCCGGCAGCGAGCCGGGCGGCGGGGCGTGCGAGACGGCTCACAGGATGCCCGCCCCTTCGATCGCGGAGACCACGCCGTCGCCCGTCGCGTTGAGGGCGTCGGGCAGCCAGGACAGGGCCCCTGCGACTCCGGCGGTGAGGCACAGGACGCTGCCGACGAAGGCGCCGCCGATGATCCGGCGGCGGTCCTTCTTCCCGGCGGCCTTGTAGGAGAGGACGACGATGGTGACGGCGATGACCACGACGACCGCGCCGGTGGCGGAGAGGCCGACGAGCTGGCCGCTGGTGAGGCCGGAGGCGGTGGTGGTTCCGGTGGCGGCTGTGCCAGCTCGCCCGCCAGCGCCGTTGGCGACGGTTCCGGCACGGCCGTGGGCCCAGCCGAGGACGCCTCCGGGACAGGCGGCGGCGCAGGCAGCAGCACCAAACCCCTTGCCGAACGCGGCGAGCTTGGACAGTTCCCGGCCGCCGGTCCACCAGGGGTAGAGGTTGGCGATCAGGATGATGAGCGCGGCGAGGAGTCCGCCGAGGGTGAGGGTGCTGGTGGCGGTCATCGGAGTACTCCGGTCAGGGCGGTGATCGGGTCGAACCAGTCGAAGACGCCAAGGCTGCCGACCAGCGCGGTGACGAGCAGGAAGCGAGCGACGACGCGGCCGGTCTTGCGGTCGAGTGTCCAGGCGGCTGCGAGGGCGACTCCGGCGATGACGTAGGCGGCTCCGATGCCAGCCTCGGTGCGGGCCTGATGGAGGGTGTGGGCCCAGGCCCCGACGGGGCTGCGGCCACCTGCCCACGGCGTGAGCGCGGCGAGAATCGCGAGGAGCATCCGCCAGGTGACCAGCCGCTCCCACAGCCAGTCCCAGATGCGCGCCCACAGCGGGGGCTGCTGTTCGGCTTCGGGCTCGACCACGACGACCTGGTGGACGTGGACGTGCCGTACTTCGACGGGGGCGGGCGGCGGCGGGGGCGGTACGGGCGGCGGGGTGGGCGGGGTGCGCCAGGGCGGGATCTCGCCGGGCTCGGGTGCCCGCTCGGGGAGCGGTACGCCGGCGGGAATGATCCGGGTCGGGGTGACGGGGCGGCGGTCGGGCATGGGGTTGTCCTGGTGGCCGAAGGGGCGGGCGCCGAGGCGGCGGAGGTGGTGGCGGGTGCGCAGCTCGTCGCCGCCGGGCGGCGGCTGCGCGGTCATCAGGCGCCGATCCGCAGGGCGCGGAGGTAGCGGTCGACGGTGTCCGGGGAGGGGGCCCGGCCGGTGGCCTTGGCGACGATGCGGACGACGGCGTCCCGGTCGCGGATTCCGGAATCCCAGGCGTCCTGGACCGCGTCCTTCGTGGTCACGGCGCCGGGCTGGATCGTGAGGACGTCGGCGTCCGGATCGTCCGCGGACTCGTCCGGACGGTCCGGATCGGCGGATCCGCCGTCCGCGAGGGACCGCTGCTCGGCGTCGATGAGGGCGCGTCCGCGCTGGAGTTCGCGCCGGACGGGGATCATCGCGAGCTGCCCGTCGACGGCGGCGCGCCGCTTGGCGACCCACTGTTGGGTGCGCGGGTCGAGGGGGCGGGCGTGGACGCGCATGGCGATCATCCAGCCGCCCTTCGCGAGCGCGGAGACGGCCGCGCCGACTGCGCCGACCACCCACTCGCCCGAGAGCTGGCCGTGCGCGTAGACAGCCCCCATGGAGATGGCGAGCGCGACGTGCCCGGCCCGGCGGGGTACGGCGGCTCGGTCGGGGTCGTAGCGCAGCAGCCACTCGGCGCCCATGCACAGGATCCAGGACGCGTCGAAGGCGATACCGGCCGCGTAGGCGACGACGGCGATGGTGGCCATCGCGAGGAGGCCGCCGACGGACGTGGTCGTCCAGACGAGAGAGGCGGTGACGAGGACGACGGCCCCGATGGTGACGGCGGTGCGGACGAGGGCGTCCCAGTCGCGGGGCGGGACGGGGACCTCGATGTACTGGGTGTCCTCGACGTACTCGGTCTCGCCGTCGACGGTGTGGGGGACGAGACGCGTCCGTGGGATCTTGCGGGTCTTCACGTGCTCCTCCGGGAGCGGAGGCCGGCCCGCGCGCTGGGGGTTGTACGCGCGAGCCGGCGGTCTGGGGTGGGGTTAGGGGTTGGGCCGCCAGATGCCGCGTTTCTCGCGCTGCCGGTCGGTGTCCTCCCACTTCTGGCCTTTGCGGGCGGCGCGGGTGGCGGATCGGGAGCGGCGTACGCGCTGCTCGCGGGCGAGGTCGGCGGCGAGCTGCTGGTCGTCGCCCGGGGTGATGCTGCGGAGGAAGTTACGGATGCCCATCAGCGGCCTTCGGTGACGATCACGATGCAGACCACGGTGAGCAGGGCGCCGATGCAGAGCCACGTCCAGTACGGCGTGCGGCCGGGCGGGCGGCTCACCGGTCCTCGTCCTCGGCGTCGAGGAAGGCCGCGATGATGGGGAAGGCGCTGCGGACGCTGCGTTCCACGGAGCCGCCCTTGGTGGCCGGGAGCTGGTACGCGTCGGCCGTGATCGGGCGCGGCGCGAGGGCGCGTTCGAGGCGGTTGATCGCGTCGAGGACGGCGGGCGGGAGGGGTGCGCGGCGGATGTAGCCGGTGGCGATGACGCGGCGGCGCGGGGTGGGCTGGGGGTGGGTGGTGCCGTTACCGTGTTCCACGGCTGTTTCTCCTGGTAGCTCAGGCGAAGTGGCTGGCCCCGACCGGGCTCTCACACACCGGTCGGGGCCGTTCTGTTGGTGCTGTTCCACAGTGGCAGAACTTATGGACATTGTCCAGAAGTTCGGGAAGGATGTAGCCGTGCCCAAAAACCCTGAAGGTGAGGGGAGCCGCTTGATCACCTTGAAGCAGATCGAGCTGGAGCATGGGATCGGCCGGTCGTCGCTGCACACCTACCGGCGCAGGCCCACCTTCCCTCAGCCAGTCCCGGTCGAGGGCTCCACAAAGATCGTCTACCGCGCTGAAGAGGTGGCCGCATGGTTCGAGGCCAACCCGCCTCAACAGGGCAAGCGGACCGACCTCGCCACTCAAGATGAAGGAGCTTTCATGCCGCCGAACGCGCCCCGCGACGCCAGTCGCGCCGAAGTGATCGATGCCGCCGCGGCTCTGCTGCTTGCGGCCATCACAATGCGCGACCTGGCGAGCGCAATGTCGCCGGTTGTGTTCGCGTCCATGCCGGATGACATCCGCGGTCGCGTCACCCGGCCGAGCTATCAGGGTGCGTTCGATGCGCTACCCGAGGACGTGAAGGCTGAGGCGCGTGCCTTGGTGGATGCCGATCCGGACGTCATCGCCGCGAGGAACCTGTGATGGGCGATGCTGTGGATCTTGCGGAGTTCGTGCGGGCGCGGCTCGACGAGGACGAACGGGTCGCGAAGGCGCTCTTCGACGACCCCCGGCCCGGTCGGATCGCGCGCTGGGAGTGGTGCGATGACAGCTCGATCCGCGATCGAGGCACTCCGCACGTCATCCTGCGTGTGAAGTTCACGTGGCTTCGTGAAGCCGCCCACATCACCCGCCACGATCCGGCGCGTGTCCTGCGGGAGGTCGACGCCAAGCGGCAGATGCTCGCAATCCATCGCCCCTACGTCGCCGAGCCTGGGCAGGCGTGCCTTGGGTGTGCCGGAGGGATCGAATGGGAGACGTGCCCGGTTGTGCGCCTGCTCGCTCTGCCGTATGCCGACCATCCGGACTACCGCGAGGAGTGGCGGCCGTAGCCCTCGCACGCGATCGGCCCCGACCAGTGGTCGGGGCCGTCTGCTGTCCGCACAGCAAGTAGCGGTTTGCAGCTGATGGCAAAGAGGAAACGGGAAACTCCTGCTCAACCGATGTGTAGAAGTCAACAGCCGCTCACACTGGGGGTATGGCTTCCACTGACTTACAGTCCCTGGTCCGCGTGATCTCCTTCGGCTTCGGCCACACCGGAGCCCTCGACGAGGCAACGGGCGAGCCCCTCGTGCCCCCGCAGGCGGACATCACCCTCGACCTGCGTCGTTCGCTGAAGAACCCCCATCATGATCCGGCGATGCGGTACCTGACCGGCCTCGACGAGGTGGTGTACGAGCACGTACGAAACACGCCGGGGGCCGAGTTGCTGGCGCACAACACCGCGTTGGCTGCGCACACCCTGCTGGGCCAGGCGCGCCTCGCAGCGTTCACGGTGGCGACGGGATGCGCGGGCGGCCGGCATCGAGCGGTTGGGATGGCTCGGATGGTTCATGGTGCGCTGATGGAGTACTCGCGGGCGGGCGGGTATCAGGTGGAGTTGGTCCACCGCGATGTACATCGGGATGTGCTGCCGTCGTCGAAGCACGTGTGACCATGCCCCGACACCTGCCGTCGTCGGACGGGGCGTCTGGCCTGCGTCGTCAGTCTTCCGTGGTGGGTCGCTCGGCTATCGGCCGACGGATTCTCGGGTGCTCCGGAGCTGGTAGAGGTAAGCGCCGTCGTCCGCGCGACGCGGCCAACCATGATCAAAAATCGGCTCATAGTCGAGCCTCGGTATCCGCGCAGTGGCCGACAGGAACTCCGGCCAGTCGACGTCGACGACGACCTCGTAGAGCGGCGGCGGTCCGGGGTCCGAGATCTTGTAGGTCCGCCCGTCGGCAGGGCCACCTACGAGCCTGATCGTGATGCCCATCCGCCCCACCCCTGCACCGCACGTTGGGATTTCAGGTTAGCGCGAGCCGAGGACAAGGGGTACGCCCCGACTCGGCCGGGGCGCACTCCGCTACGCACCACGCGTCTTCTGTTGACGTACTTCTTCTTGAAGGCGTGCGGCCGTCATATCCCGAATGCCCAGCAGCCCGCGGACCCACAACCTGGTCTGGAGCACGAAGAGTCTCATGCTGCGACCCCTCCGGCCTCCGACCAGACACGCCCACATCCCGTGCAGTGCGCGACGGGCGCCCGCCCCTCCCCGCCATGCACGTCGATCGCTCCGCCGCAGTCGTGCCGCTGCTCCAGCGTTCGCCGCTGTGCCGCGATGTCCAGGGCCCGCTCGACCCGTTCGGCGGCGCCGGCCGCGACCTTCCCGATCCGCTCCTCCTCGGCGTCGGTGAGTCGTCGGCACGGGCCCGGGGCGCGCTCGATGCGGGCGAGGAGCCAGAGCGCGGCGTACGGGGCGGTGCGGCGGCTGGTGTACCGCCAGCGGCGCGGGTCCACCAGGTCGGCCTTCGCCTGTTGGATCTGCCGGGCGCGGTCTTCCCACGCGAGGCGTTCAGCACGCGTGCGCGGCACGGCGGCACGCATGGCCCTAGGCGGGGTCATCGGGTTGCGCTGGGCGGTGCGGGCGATGTCGTCGGCGCAGTCGACGAGGGCGGCCTCGACGGCGCGCATGGTGTCAAGGATGTGGAGGCGCACGGGGACGGGCCGGTCGCCGAGTTGGATCGGGTCGCGCTCCAGGGATCGGAGGTGGGCGGCCTGGTGGCGCTCGTACTCCAGCTGCTCGGCGTCAGCGGCGTCGAGGCGGGCGAGGTAGCCCTTCAGCCCCTGCCCGAAGCCGCCCACGACGGCAGGCTGCCCGGCGGCTTCGTGGAGGTCGGTCCAGTGGATGGCGATGGTGCGGAGGTGGGTGGCGGTGGTCATCGTGACTCCTGTGGTGCGGGGTACGGTGATCTCACCGGTAGGGGCGTGCTGGCCTGGGGAGGTCGAGAGCACGCCCCTTCGTCTTGCTGCTGGTCAGCTCTTGGCCTGTTGGGTGATCCGGAGGCTGGGCCGCTTCCCGGCGGGGTGTTCGGCGGTGACGGTGTATCCGGCGGTCCGGAGGGCATCGGCGTATTGGTCGAGGTGATCGGCCTCGTTCGGGCCGTCGTGCCAGATCCGGGCTGTGCGGGGGCTGGCCTGGGTGGCGCGGTGTCCGGGGCGCCAGGCGGGGCCGGTGAGGGAGTTGGTGTGTCCTCGGGCGGTGAGGGTGCGGGCGATCTCTGCGGCGGCGATGCGGCAGTGCACGGGCGAGCTCCTATCAGGGGGGCGCGTCGGAAGAGACGCGCCCCTTCGTCGTGGGTCAGTCGTCGGCAATGAGCAGGGTGGCGATGCCTAGCCAGGTGAGGACAGCCGTGATGGCGCCGACGATCGCGGCGAGTTGGCCGTCGGTGGTCAGTCCGTAGGTGATAGCCCCGGAGAGAGCGCCGAGGACAATACCGAGGATGAAGAGGGGCATGGTCAGCGCTCCTGTCCGTTCGGGCTCAGGTCGGTGAGGGCCTGTTCCCAGTTGGTGAAGCGGACGGCGCGGTCGTCGAGGTAGGCGGTGGCGGCGAGCTTGCGGTTCGTGACGAGCAGTACGCCGCGGTCGTTCCAGAACGTGCCGTCGAAGTCGAAGCGGGTGGAGAATCCGTGGTTCTCCAGCCACATGGCGACGTCGATGGCGGGGCGTGTGGTGAAGATGAACACGGCGTCCTGCTCCATGAGGGCACGGAGGCCGTCGAGGGCGCCGGGCATGGGCGGGTCGTAGATGGTGCCGTCCTGCCAGCCTCGGCTGTAGGCGTGGATGACGCCGTCGAAGTCAACTGCGATGGTCATGGGCGGTTACTCCTTCGTGCGGGCCCGTACGGGGATTGCCAGGCGGGCCGGTCCGGGCGCCGGACAGGGTTGCCGTCCTGATCGATGAGGCGGGCCGCGCGGAGGCTGCGGCCGACCGCCTCCAGCGCGCGCACTGCTTCCTCGATCATCGGGCGGGCGGCGGTGACGTAGGCGTTAGCGAGGGCGGTGTACGTCTCGCGGATTACGCGTCCGTGCTCGATGTAGATCTGGATCGGGGTGCGTTCGGGCTGCGGCTCGGGTTGTTCGTCGTGCAGTTCGACCGTGGCGACACCGGGCACGTTGTGCCATTCGCCGTTGTCGCCGAGCATCTCCAGGCGGACGTTCATCGGTTCCTCGCGATCTCGCAGCGCCCGGTTTCGGTGTGCCGCTCAGCGCAGGCCGGACCGCAGCGCTGCGCCAGCTCGGCCGTCCACTCAGCGATCCGCTGGTACTTCTGCTCGGTGGTGTGGCCGTCCCACTGGGCGCGCGGGTCGTCGGAGCCGACGCGCTCGACGTGGGCGAAGAGGTCGTGGTCGCGCGGGCTGATGTGCCAGCTCGCCTGACGTCCGCCGAGGTTGAGGTACAGGAGCGTCCAGCCGGGCTCGTCGATGTCAGTGGCGTGGGCGGTGACGTCGTCGGCGATTTCGGCGGTGCGCTGGGACTGATCGACCATGTCGACGAAGGGCCGCAGACGGTCTACTTCAGCGCGGGCGTGCCGGAGTTCGATGAGCGCGGTCGGCAGGTCGGTCGGCTCGGTGTCGGGGGCGGACTGGTCGGTCATTTCTTCCTCCGTGCTGCGCGCGCGGCGGCGCGCCTGGTGGCCCGGTTGGGCGGGGTGGGGTCGGGTGCGTCGTCGTCGACGACTTGCTCGGTGCGAGCAAGTTGGTGCTCCCAGGTGACGCCCGGGGCGGGCGCGTGCTCGCCCCGGGGAGACTGCGACGGGCGGGTCACTGGGGTTCGCTGCCGCTGGCGGCGATGAGAGCGGCGACAGCGATCCACCCCTTGTGCCACGACTGATCCATCAGGTAGCCCGCGCCGGGGTCCCGCTGGAGCCAGCCCGCGTGCCCGATGGTGGCGAGGCGGACGATGCTGCGCGGCTCAGGGTCCTGCCAGTGTCCGCCCTGCCGGTCGGCGATGTAGTGGGTGGCTGCGGACACGGCGAGGCCGAGGGCGGCACGCTTCCAGGAGAGGCGCATCCCGGTCGCCTTCTGGACGGCGTAGAGGGCGGTGGCTTGGGTGGCGGTGTACGTGGTCACGTGCTTGGCGCAGGCGATGACGCCGTCGGCGCCGGGCTTGCCCTTGGCGACGGCTTGGGCATCGATCTGTACCCAGTGGTCAGCGACCTCGTGGGCTGCGGTGAGGGCGGCGTATGCGGCGGCGAATCGGGCTGCGGTCATGAACGGCTCCTGAACGACGGCGAGTTGAAGCTCCAGCGTGGTCGCGGCGGGGCAGAGCTGCTGCGCGCCGCTCACGCCGCAGTCCCGTGGCCGGTGTCGTACCGGGCGACGATCCGATCGAACGCCTCCCGCTCCGGGGCCCGCGTACATCGGTGCGGGTCGTGGGCGGCGCCGTCGGAGTCCTCGGCGAGCAGGCAGCACGGGTGTAGCGGCGGTGGCCGGTACCCAAGCGCGGCTCGGCGTGCCCACTCGTGCTCTTGGCGGTGGCGGTGGTCGCGGGCGTAGTAGGAGCCGGCGGCCCAGGCGAAGGTCATGGTGACGAAGAGGGCGGGGACGATGAGCCAGGGCGCGGGGCCGAGGACGAGGTAGATGGCAGCGGCGAGGGTGAGGAGGGCGGCAGCGAGGAGGGTGTGGGCGGTGCGGCGATATCGGCTCATCGCTCTGTCTCCGGGGTGCCGAGGATCTGGCGGGCGACGGCAAGGGCGGCGTCCGGGGTGGCGATGTGTCCTTCGGTGAGCGCGCGGGCCTGCCAGTCCAGCCAGTCGGCGAGGGCGAGGCCGACGCTGGGGTCCATGGTGGCGATGTACTCGGCGTGCCGGGCGCGCATACGTGCTGGCCGATGTGGTCCGCCGCCGTGCAGCAGGGGGCGGTCGCCGTAGAGGAAGCGGTTGCCGTCGTCGGGGCCGTCGGGCCAGCAGGGTTCGGCGCGCCAGTGGGCGGTGTGCGTTCCGTCGTCGTCGGTACTGGCGGCGGTGGCGAGCGCGCGCAGCTTCGTGGCGGCGGCTTTGAGTTCGTCGGCTGGTGTCATCGGGGTTGCCTCCGAAGGCGGTTGGTGAGGGCGCGCCCGCCCCGGCCGAGGCCGAGGAGGGCGGCGGAGATGAACGGGCCGAGCGCGATGCCGATCCCGACGGCGCGGGCGATCACGCGGCCTCCTGGTAGCCGTGAGGCGCTGTACAGCTCCTGGAGCGCCTGATGCGGCGTGCGGCGAAGCCCCGGGCCCTCGCGTGCCCGTACGCCCAGGACGGGCGGATCACGTGCCGCCACGCGCCCCGCACGGCCCAGGTCCCGAGCAGGGTCCCGGCGAACAGAACGACGGTGACCGCGGCGGCGAGGACGGCGATCCAGCCGGCCATCCACCAGCCGAGGGTGATGAGGGTGTCGAGGGCTTCGGCTATCACGGCTGCTCCGGAGCGTGTTCGGTCTCGATGGTGTAGGTGGTGGTGGCGCGGACGAGGCGGTACGGGCGCCGGTTGCCGTCGTGCTGGACGGCGTTGTTGTACCGCTGGAGGGCGTCGTCGCGGTCGTTGCGGGCAGGGCCGTCGGTGCGCCAGCGGCCGTCGCGCCATTGGCTCTCCAAGGTCCAGTCGGTCTCGGTCGGCCATGGCGGCTGCGGCAGGTTGGTGATGGGCGCCTTGGGGAGGACGTTGCGGGCGCAGTAGATGGCGATGGCGAGCGTGAGTTCGGCGATGAGGTTGTCGGTGCCGCCGGGCCCGAAACTGACGGGGACGGTGCGGATCTTGTCGGCGATGACGGCAGCGAGCGGTTGGAGTTCGGCGAGCAGCTCGGGGTCGATGGTGCGCGGGGTGTCAGCCACGGTCGGCCTCCCGCGCTTCGGCGGTCTTGAAGCCGCCTCGTGCGACGGCTCGGCGTACGGCGCGGGCCTGGTGTTCCCAGTACGACCGCTCGCTGTCGCCGATGCCTTCCCACGCGCCAGTTCGGGCCGAGAAGCGTCGACGCAGCCAGGCCGGGAGCGTGTCGGGGGTCTCGCCGTTCTGCGTGTCAGCGGTGCGCGTCTCGGCGGGGGCAGGGGTGGCCTGCGGGCAATCGGCGTAGTGGCCCAGCGGGACAAAGGCGTCTCCTGCGACCCCGCACGTGCAGCCCTTGCCGCATTCGGGTCCGCAGAAGCAGTGCTCGCCCTCAGCGTGGGCTTGTTCGCGTTCGTGGTTGGCGCAGGGCTCGCCCGTCCCGGCGTCACACTGGCCGGGAACGGGGCCGCACTGAGTCGTCCCGGGCGCAGAATTCCGCGTCTCGGCGGCCATGCGGCGCAGTTCGGCCGTCACCCACTTCGCACCGTTGTCGAACATGTCGACGTAGTCCTCGGGCAAGTCCGTTCGGTCGATACGGTCGGCGGCCTCGTCCAGCACGGCGGCCCGGTCGGCAGGCTCGGGCAGTACCGCGAGCACCGCGTCGGCCTGCATGGAGTAGATCCTCTGGAAGGGGTGATCCGGCGGGATCTCGGCGTCCCACTTCTCGACGTCGAGACGGGCCAGCGCCTCGGCGATGCGGTCGCGGAGGGCGGCCTGGTCGGCGGTTGGCGTCTGCCCGGTGGGACCGTCTGCCTCGATCACCGCGTACAGCTCGCTGCTGCCGATGAGCTGCTGCTGGTGCAGTCGGGCGGCGTCGCGGATCAGGCCGAGTCGGTGGGTGGCGATACCGAGGGCGGCGAGGGTGTCGAGGCACTGGTGGTGCGATTCGTCTGCGGCCCGGTCGGTGGGTGGGGTGGTCGGGTCGGTCATGGTCATCTCCAGAGGTGTGTGGTGGGGTGGGGGCACGGCCGCCCCGGATTCGAGCCGGGGCGGCCGGCCGTTCACGCGGGGCCTGGCTCGTTGGCGAGTTCGAGCAGGACATCGGCGTGGCAGGGCTCGCCTAGAGGGCACCAGCACATGAGGTCCCGGCCGCGGAGTGAGAGGCGAGCGGACGCCGACAACTCAGGCCAGGCGTCGATGTAGGCGCGGTAAAGGTCGACGGCGGTGCGGCGAGCGGCGGTCTCTGTAGGGGCGGTGATGAAGCGGCGCTCAGCGGTCGGATGCCAGGGCTGGTCCTGGCCGAAGGAGCCTGCGGTCCACGAGGCCGCCCAGCCGGTGGGGGTCTGAACGACGGCCCAATGGTTGGCGTAGGTGGTGGGCCGACCGACGTAGATGACGCCGAGCCGATTGGCGGTGTGGTCCTGGGCGCGCCAGCCTCGGGTGCGGCGGCGCTGGATACGGACAGGGCTCATCGAGTCACCTCGGGGCGGCGGTATCGGTTGACCATGGTCATCTCCGGTTCGGTGCGATGGGGTTGGGGGGTACCGGCCGCCCGCTGGTTCCGACAGCGGGCGGCCGGCCTGCTGCTCACGCGCAGATCACGCACCGGTGATCCGCGATCTCGGTGTCGTGGCAGGCGTCAACGCAACGGCGGCAGTAGGGCGTCGTGCCCTGCTGGGCGTGTCCGTCGAACCGGGTGTCGGCCGGGTCGAAGGCGGTGCGGCACTTCCCGCACGCGGCCGGCCGCTCCTCGCGGGTCGGCCACCACGCCTCGTGCTTCTCCTGACGGCAGAGCGCGCACAGCTCCCCGTGCCACGTCGCCGAGCCGCACTCCCCGCACTCCGACGAGGGCCGCTTCGGCGTCCGCCCTGCATGACGGTCACGCAGTCCGGGCACAGGCCCTCGGGCAGTTCGGCGCCGGGCGCGGTCTGGGTCATCTCCTCGGGCACGACGGCCATCCCCTCGCAGGCGGTCAGGGCGAGGACGCCGGGTTTGGCGGTGGGGAAGAAGATCGGCGACGGGAAGATGTGGCGGACGTCGGGGTTGGCGTCGGCGTAGGGGCTGTGGGGGTTCGGGGCGAGTCGGGTCATGGCTGGTTCCTTTCGCGCGGATCTGGCTGTAACCGGGGTGGCGTGGGCGGTTGGTCTGCGGTGTTGGTCAGGTGGCCTTGGGCTGCCAGTTGGGGCAGTGGCTGACGGGGAAGGTGGCGTCAGCCGGGGCAGCGTCGATGTCGCATGCCTCGGGGTAGTCGCCGCAGCCGCACTGTTCGCCGGGGTTGCAGGATTCGGTGCCTTGGATGGCGGGGAGGTGGTGTTGGCAGGTCTTGCAGTTGCGGAGGCCGGGGTTTTTCCAGCAGCGGGTCATGTGGTCTTCGACGGCGTGGCGGTTGGCTCGGGTGTGGCGGCGGCAGTGGGGGCATTGGTGTCGGGTGATGAGGAGGGGGGTGGGGAGGTCGGTGGTCATGCGGGTCGTCTTTCTGTGTGGGTGGTGGGGTGTTGGGGTCGGTCGGGGTGGCTGCCGGTGTCGGGGTCGCAGGCGAGGTGGGTGTCGTATCCGCGGTCGAGTCGGTAGCCGGTGATGGGGGTGTGGCAGACGGTGCAGAGTCCGTTTTGTGCGTCTGCCTGTTCCGGCGTTCCCTCCCCGTTCCCCCTCTTCGAGGGGGGAACGTGGGGAACGGGGGGCGTTCCGGGTGTTTCCGCGAGCGTTCCGGGAAACGTTTGACCTGGGGTTTCTTCCGTTCCGGGGTGCGTTCCGGGAAACGTTTCCGGGAAACGTCCGTCGGAACGGTCTCCGGAACGCTTTCCGGAAACGTCGAAACCGGGCTTTTCGGACCTGGATTTGCGGCGGCGGACGGCCTCCGCGATCTTGTCGTTTCCGCCCGGAACCTGAAGGTCGGCGAGCTTCTGGCGGACGGCCCGGTTGCCCGCGTCGTTGGGTACGCCGGCCTGGTCCAGGGCGTGGACGATGTGCTCGACGGTGCCGGGCACCGCGGCGAGGCCGTGGGCGGCCTCGGGCTCGGTCTCCCACGTCATCAGGACGTGGCGGGTGCCGCCGATGGCCCAGTTGTCGCCGTCGCGCTGGGACTGGCGCAGCAGGGTGAACTGGTCCGGGCCGATGCCGGTGCGGGTGTGGGTGCGTTTCAGGGAGAGCGTGCCGCCGCCCTGGTAGGACAGTTCCCACACGTGGTCGACGTCCTGGGTCTTGGCGGAGGATCCGCGGCCTCCGCGGTCCTTGTCCTTCCCGAAGTGGTCGAGGCGGATGGACGCGATGCGGTCGCGTTTGAGGGGGAGGAGGGTGTGGCGGTAGAGGTTGAGCCAGGTGTCGGCGTCGTTCTCGGGGCCGGAGATGAAGCGGGAGACGGTGTCGATGACGACGAGTTGGGCGCCGGTGGCTTTCACCAGGGCGACGACGTCGGCGCCGCCGCCTGCGGTGTCGAGGGGCCGGATCGGCGGGAAGCTGGCGTACCGCAGGGATCCCATGTTGCGGGGGCCCGCGCCGAACGACAGGAAGCGTTCCTGGACCTGCTCCTGGCCGTTCTCGGCGTCGAGGTAGAGGATCGGTACCGGGGGCTGTGGCTGGTCGTCGAGGAAGGGCTGGCCGGTGGCCATGCGCCACATCCACTCCTGTGCGAACAGGCTCTTACCGGCCTTGCCGTCGCCGACGAGGGTGATCTGTTGGCCGGGGCCCATGAGCTTGCCGAGGAGGAGCTGGATCGCGCCGAAGTCGGTGGTGAAGAAGGCGTCCCAGTCGAGGAGGGAGGCGACGAGGTGGGAGGGGCCGCGGCCTGAGTTCTCGCGGAGCTGCTCGCCCTGCTGGAACTCGGCTACGAGAGAGGCGAGTTCTTCGCCGGTGGCTTTCCGGGCGATGGCCTGCTTGAGGATGGTGGAGTGCTCGTCGTAGCGGCGCTGGCGGGCGGTTTCGGCGATGCGCTCGGCGAACGCGGCGGCCATCAGGCCGGGGATGGTGTGGCTACTGAGCTTGTAGATCAGGTTGCCGTCGTTGACGCGAGAGAGGAGGCCCTGCTTTTCGATCTCGGCGCGGACGAGCGCGGGGTGGCACTGCTGGCCGGTGGCGTAGATCCCGGCGGCGGTGTCCCAGAGGAGCTGGTGCTGGGGCTTGTAGAAGTCGTCCCGGCTGATGAGGAGGGAGCACTCGTCGTAGGCGACCTTTTCGTGCATGACGGCGCTGACGACGTATTCCTCGGCTTCGAGGTCGCAGGGGGGTACTCGGGTGAGGTCGTCGTCGTCCGCCGTGTCGCGGTTCATGTGGCGGACGTTGCTCACGTGCTGGGCTCCTCAGAAGAGAGTGGTGGGCTCGGCGGGCGGGCAGTGGTGTGTGGTGAGGTGCTGGTGAGGGCAGTTCGGCGGGTGGCGGCCGGTGGTCCAGCGGAGGCGGAGGGGGCCGTACTTGCGGCGGGGCAGGCACCAGACGAGGTCGTTGGGTGTGCTCGCCGCGAGCGCGGCCTGGTACGGGAGCTGGTCGCTGGCGGGCGGGAGGTTGACGCGGGCCTGGAGGGCTGCGACGCCTCCCACCCACTGGACGAGGAGGGAGGCCCGGCACGCGGGGCAGCGCTGGGGGGTGTCGTTGCCCCGCGGCCGGGCGGTCATCAGGCCGGGGTCCCGTTCAGGACCGGCACGTCGATGCCCTCGCCGATCGCCGTGACGACGTCACCGAACGCGGTCTTCAGGACGTCCGCCGGGCGCTCCAGCTTGTAACCGAGCTGGAGGGGGCCGCCGTTGATGCGGTACCGCAGGCGGGCGTTGAGCCGGTACCCCTCCGAGCCGTCGAACGGCACCAGGCCGATGACGAACGTCTCGGGGATGACCAGCTCGCCCTTCTGGCCGGCCTTTGCGGTGACGGTCTCGACGTAGGCGAGCTTGCGTTCCCCGGAGGCGAGGCGGGTGCCGGACTGGAACTCGGCCTTGGCGACGCCCTGGATGGACTGGGCGATCTCCAGCATGGTGGCGGCGTCGGGCTCCAGGAGCTCGGGGAGGTGGTCCTCGATGAACTCGGCGAACTGCTCCTGCCCCATGAGCTTGCCGTCGAGGTGGGTCCACTGCTTCCAGGCGTCGGTGGTGCGCAGGGCCAGGCTGAGCCGGTGGTTGGCCCACCGGGGCGAGTCTGCGGTGTTGGCGTCGAGGACGGCGGTGACCGACAGGTTTTCGGCGTCGGCGTAGACCTCGCTGGACTCGTCGGCGTGCTTGCCGTAGTAGGCGAGGAACGACTCGGCGTCGCGGACGACGGTGGTGCCGGCCTTGCGGTCCGGGGTGTCCTTGTACTTGTCGCTGGTGAGGTCGATGCGTTCGACGCCGCGGGGAGTGGTGACGGTGTAGTAGCCGCCGAGGTCAAGACGCTCAGGTGCGGTGGCCTGCTGCGCGATGTCGATGACGGACTGGATGCCGTCGAGGTCGGCGGCCGGGGCGGTGGGGTAGGTCGTCATGGTCAGGCGTCCTTGAAGGTGTTGTTGGTGGGCGCGGAGCGGAACTCGATGGCCATCTGGCGGGGGTCTTCGCGGACGGGCTGGCCGTCGTCGTCGAGGAAGTAGAGGGACTTGACGGGGGTGGGCTTGGGGGCCTTGACGGTGGACTCGACGCCGATGGGCATGGGGGCGGAGTCGACGCCGTTGGCGGGCGGGTCGACGACGATGGTGATCGTCATGGAGCCCTTCTTGCCGTGGGCGCGGACGGCGTCGAGGAGGGTGTGGAACTCGGCGGACAGTTCCTCGTCGGTGCGGCCGTTGAGGTGGCTGCCGAGGAAGGCGGCGACGGGGGCCTGCTGGATTTCGCCGGTGTCGTGCTGGACGGTCACTTGGTGGTGCCTTTCTGGTTGGTGGTGCTGGTGTGGTTTGTGGGGGCCGGGCCCGCCCCGGTGTGTTGGGGGGAAGCGGGGCGGGCCCGGTGGCGGCTGTGGGGGTCGGCCGCCGGTCAGGCGGCTTGGGGGTGGCTCCTGGAGCGGCAGATGTGCGCGCCCCGGATCGTGGCCACGAACTTCGCGACCTTTGCCGGGCCCGCGACAGGGCCTTCGGTGGCTTGGCAGCGCAGGCACTCGTAGCGGGCGCGGGGCTGCTGGACCCAGCGGATCTGGCCAGCGCGATCGCCGGAGCGGATCTCGTAACCCTCGCCGCAGTCGACGAACAGGACGGAGTCGATCCTTCGGGCCCTCATGCTGCGGGCCCCAATACGCTTGCCCGGTCGGCGAGGAGCCGGATCGCGGCGGCGGCCTGCTGGGGGACGACCCCGTTGCCGAGCGCCTTGAGCTGGGCGCCGCGCGGCAGGCCGGGGACGCCCGTGACGTGGCCGGCGGGGAGGCCCTGCATCCACTCGACGAACGGTGGGTCTAGTCGTCCCAGAGCGTCGGTGGGCCTAGGGGCGGGGCGTCCGAGGATGGGCTCCCAGCGTTGGACGGCGGGCTCGTACTCGCCCCACGCGACATCCTGTTCGCCGCCGAGGGCAGTGTCAGGTCCCCGCTGCTGTACGGCGATCCGTCCGGCCGGTGGTTCCTGGTCCCCCTGGAGTCCGCCACGGTCGGCGTGGGCAGCAGCGTTGGCGCCAGCGAGTCGAGCGACGGGCGTACCGCAGCCCCGGCCGACGTCGACTGGTTGTTCCCGTACGGCGTCGCTGTCGGGGTCGGCAGCAGATGTGCCACCTCGGCCGCCAGGCACTTCCCGTGTGTCCCCGCCTCCTGCGACGGCGTCCGTTTCGTCTGCCGGTTCTCGTTCTCCGACGCGCGCGGGGTCGGCAGCAGCGTCATCGGGGCGCCCGAGTTCAGGGTCGGTGCAGTTGTGGCATCCGGCGCAGAATCCTCCGGCGTCGTGCATCCACTCGCCGCATTCGCAGGTCGGACACCGGGGCTCGTCGGCAGCAGGGAGATGGTGTGCCGCAGGTTCATCCCGCCGTCCGCCGCGTGCCCGATCCCGTTCGCCTCCGACACCGTCGGCGTCGGCAGGAGCTGCACCACGTTCGGCAACGCGTCGCTGAAGCCCTTCCCTCGGGCGTCCCGCGCTCGCGGCGTCGGCAGGCCAGGCGAGGAGGATGACACGTCGACGCTGGTGGGGAGCACCAACGGCGGACGCTCCGAGCACACCCCACTCCGCATCGAACCCGAGGCGGGCCAGGTCTGCGAGAACGGCACCGAGTGCCCGCAGAAGAGGTTCATCGCCGACGTCTCCCACACACCACGTGCAGGGTTCCACGTCACCGTCGGCCGGCGCGGAGAGAAGGCCGGGGACATTTTCGATCACCACCAGTCGGGGTCGGGGTCGGAGTTCTTCGACGGCGCGGGCGACGTGCCGCCACAGGCCGGAGCGGGTGCCCTCGGCGAGGCCCGCGCGGCGCCCGGCGAGGCTGACGTCCTGGCAGGGGAACCCGGCCGTGAGGATGTCAACGGGCTCCACGCGCCGGAAGTTGATGGCGGTGAGGTCGCCGTGGTTGGGGATGTCGGGCCAGTGGTGGGCGAGGATCTGGGCGGCGTACTGGTGGGTGTCCTCGCGGCCGTCCTTGTCCGGCGGCTCGTACTGGGAGTGCCAGGCGACCGTGCCGCCGAACACCTGCTGTACGGCCATGTCGAGTCCGCCGTAGCCGGTGCACAGGGAACCGATAAGCAGCGGGCTCATTGAGCCACCGCCGGGATGTTCAGCGGCCACGTGACGCCCGCCAGCGCCCGCCGGTGCGTGTCCGGGACGACCGCCAACGGGTAGCCCAGCCAGTGCAGACCGATCGCCGCGAGGATCGTCGCGTCGGCTTGGTCGTACCGTCCTCGGCCCTCACACGGCACGCCATACCGCTCGACCACGGCATCGCGGACCATGCCCTTCGCGATCGTCTTCCGACGGTTGGCCGGATGGTCCTTCGCCGGGTTGGCGACACCGCAGGCGTAGATGATGCGGTGCTGGGGCGGGCAGATCGCGAAGGGGATGCGGCGGCGCCACAGGTCGTGGCGGATGAGGCCGCGGAGGTAGGTCATCTCTTCGACGCCGGGTCGGTAGCCGACGGACATGGCGACGCCTTCGATGACGACGAGGCTGGTGGTGTCGGGGATGCGGTCACGGATGGCGCGGCGGTGGAATTCGAGCCGGTCGTGGCCGGTGCGGTCGCCGGGGATGAGGGCGTCGGCGGTGAGGCCGTTGCTGATGCCGGTGCTGGTGAGGGAGAGATCGAGGCCGTAGACGGTGGGGACGGTGAGGGGCCGGGGCCCGGCCGCCATCACGGCGGCCGGAACCTCGGGGTCGAACAAGGTGGTCACTCGGCACCGCCGTTCCGGCGGGCGGCAACCCGGGCCTGCCACTCTTCCTCGGTCAGGTACTGCTTCGGTTTCGGGGCGGCCTTCTTCCTCGGCTTCCCCCCGCTCCGCTCGCGCTGGCACAGCGGCTCCTCGCGGTAGCGGTGCTGCCGCGCTCCCCGGAAGGTGCCGTGGGCGATCGGCTTGCGCTGGCTGCCGCCACGGGGGCGCTTCAGGCCGATGGCCTTGATCAGGTCGTCGAGCTGGGCATCCGTCAGGTCAGCCACGGTCCGCCTCCGGGAAGCTGGGGAGCGGTCCGGTCTCGGTGTACGTCCGGCACGTCCAGCAGATCCGGCCGCCCGTCCTCAGCCACGCGTGCAGCGTCGGACGCTTCTCCGCCGGGCAGTACTCGATGTCCGAGACGAGCGTCTCGACGGGCCGCAGCAACTTCACGGTCGGGTCGGCGGGCTTCGCCGGGGGACCAGCCACGCGGCGGCGGCCGGTGCCCGGCTTGGCGATCTGACGAAGGCAGTTGAGGAAGCTCACGAGGCGTCACCGCCCCCGCGCTGCGCGGGGATCAGCGGCCAGGACCCGTCGATCACCTTGTTCGGGTCGCCGCCCTGCTCCGGCGTCGCCTTCTTCCGGAACCAGTCCTGAAGGCTCGCCTGCTGAGCTGCCCGCCACTTCTGCTGCGCGGCGAACAACTGCTCCGGCCCCATGCGGCCGAGGTCCCGGGCGTACCGAGCGAACTGTTGCTCGGCGATGAGCAGCGCAGCCAGCGCGTCCGCTTCTGCGGTGTGCCAGTCGTTGAGCGCGACGTTGTACCGCTCGGCCGTGGGCTTGAGCTTGCGGTTGCCCTGGCCGCGCACGTACTTGAAGAACTCCTTGTCGATCACGTGCGGGTCGATCAGGGGCAGCGGGCCGGGGCCGACGCGGTCGGCCATGGTGGGCAGGCCGTTGCGGAGCAGGTCGTAGTGAAGGATCGACCAGTCGAAGGACTGATTGAACGCGATCACCGGCATGCCCTGGTTGATGGCGTACGACAGGTAGGTGGCGATCTCGTCGAGGGCGGTCTTCGGGTCTTGGCCGTCGGCCTGCACCATCTCGTTGGTGATGCCGTGGACGGCGGCGGCCTCCTCGGGGATCGGCACCTTCGGGTCGATCAGCCAGGTAACGGCGAGGTCTTCAGCGCCGGGGGTACGGACGATGAACGCGGCGGTGACGATGCGGTCTTCGAGCGGGTTGGGGCCGGTCGTCTCCGTGTCCCACGCCGCCTTGCGGACGTCGGCAAAGGTGCTCACTGGCCACCGCCGGTGCGCTCGCCGTGAACCCGGCGGCCGAGGTCGCCGAGCGTCTCCCACTCACCGGTCTCGTTCTGCACCCGCGAGCCCAGCATCCGCGCGTTGGAGACCTCGTAGCCGATCTGCTGGACGCGTCCCGGGCTGGTCTTCGGGTCGAGGAGTTCGTCGCGGTACGACTCCGCCGACCGGGCCGGGGCGTCCATGCCCCGCTCGATGCGGTCCGCGTCCGGGTCCCGCTCGCCGGTCGGGATGAGCCCGGCGTTCAGCAGCAGGTTCCGCAGGGCGACCGTCTGGGCTTTCGTCGTCGACTTGTCGGAGGTGTCGAGGGCCTCGCCTGCGGTCTGCACTACGAGGACGTCACCCTTGGGCCCGACGATGTGCCAGGTCACCGTGACCGAGCACTCGCGCATGGTGGAGCCGGCCTTGGTCTGCTTCGAGCCGTACGCGGTCTCGGTCTTGAAGGGCAGGATGTTGATGCCGTGCTTGATGGTGACGGGCCCGAAGTACTGCACGACGGTGTCGGCGGCGCGGTAGCTGTAGCGGGTGCCGCGCTCGTTGTACTCGGAGCCCTTGCCGATCGCCCGGATCTCCCGGCGAACCCGCAGCCACGCGATGTGGACGGGCACCATCTCCGGGTCGCCGTCGCCGGGCTCGTAGTCGGCCAGCGGGTCGGGTGAGGGGAACTGCTCGGCGTACTCGGCCGGGAGCCGCAGGTCGTCCGGCTGCTCACCGGTCTCGGCGCGGCCGGCCGCCGTAGCGGCCCGCTCCTGGATCGTGCTCATGCGTTGTGCTCCTCACGGACAGAGCGGGGAATGGAGATCTGGCGATAGGACCGGTCCTCGACGCAGTCGGCGTACGCGTCCGGCCACCGCTCGGCGAGCCGCTTCGTGTCCGTCCACTCCTTGGAGCGCTCGTCGAGGGACACGTACGGCTTGTCGAGGACCGTCGCGGCCTCCGCGCCGCCGAGCCCGGCGAGGATGCGGGCCTTCGCGGCCTTCTTCCGCTTCTCGGCGGCGGTCAGGTCGGCGTGTGCGTCGAGGTAGTCCTCGACGGCCTCCTGGGTGTCGACGTCGCGGGTGAGGTCGACCGTCCCGGCGCGCTCCGGGTGGAGGCGGCCGTACAGGTCGAGGAGGACGTCCGGGTCCGCGTCGTGCGCGAGGACCGGTGGACGGCGGTCGGCGATCTGCTGCCAGGCCCGCTCGCCTGCGGCCCGGAGGTCGCCGACGAGCTGGGCGTGGTCGGCGACGCGGATCACGAACTGGCGGTAGTCGTTGCCGCCGATGAGGACGGCGGCGTGGACGTGGTCGAAGCCGCAGGCGATGGCCTGCCACAGGGTTTGCACGAGGACGTCGTCGGCGACGCCCCGGCGGAACTGTCCGGCCTTCATCTTGTCGCGGCACTTGATCTCGACGGCGCACTTCTCGCGGCCGTCTGCGAGGGGGCACTCCAGGACGCGGCGGTCGAGGGTGCACATCTCCCACGGGCGGTCGATGTGCGCGACGAGGCCGACTCGGCGGACGACGGAGCGGTTGCGGCGTGCCCACTCGCGGGCGACGGTCTCCTCGAACGCGCGGCCCCAGAGGGCGGGTTCGGAGTCGTCGGACTCCAGCGGGAGCCCGCCGGTCTTGTCGTGCCAGACGGAGAGGGCGTTGCCGTAGCGGGAGATGCCGAGGATCGCGGCGATGTCGGAGGAGCCGATGCCGGAGCGGCGGGCGGTGAGCCAGGCGGCGCGGTCGGCGTCGGCGGGGAGGATGAGGCGGCCGGTCGGGGTGACCTTCCGGCCGGCGGCCGGGGCCGAAGCCCCGGCCAGCGCGGTCGTCGTCATGCCGTACGCCTCCGCTCCTGCGCGGGCACCGGGCGCGGAGCCGCGATCCGGGCGCACGCGTCCCGGAGCTGGCCGACCGCCCGCCCGTACAGCGGGATCAAGCCGCCGTCCGCGTACGTGTCGACGAGGCGCTGCATCTGCGTGTCGTACTCGTGGCGGGCGTGGGAGTCGGGGCCCTGGTGGATCGCGGAGCCGAGCAGCTCGCCGATCGCGGCCAGCTCCTCGCCGACCTCCGCGACGACGTCCTCGGCGGCCTCGCCGCTCGGGCCGTCCGGGTTCCAGACGGAGTCGTCGCGGCGCTTGACGTGGATCAGCACCACGCCGTCGGTGAGGTCGGCACGCCACACGTCGGCGTTGGTGTCGAGGTAGAGGGCGCCATCCTGGAAGGTGGTGGTCATCGGGTGCCTCCGTGGCGGTTGGTGATCTGGCACTCGTGCTGTGAGGCGAGCGCCATGAGGTCGACGAGGGAATGCGGGCCAATGCCCTGGATCAGGCCCCCGCAGGGCTTGTGCCGCAGCTCGGTGGCGGGCCGGTCGTCGCCGCTGCTGGTGGTGAACACCGGGGTGAACTCGGCCAGGACCCACCCGGCGGCGCCCGCGTGCATGCGGCCGATGGCGTAGCCGTCGCGGTACGCGCGGTCGGCCTCGGTGGAAGTGGCATCGGCCCCGACGGGGCTGCTCTTCTCCCGCTCGATCCCGGCCGCCGTACGACGCAGCCGCTCGACGGCGTCACCCCGGCCGGGGTCGCACTCGTAGTCCTGCGGCAGCGCGGCGATGGCGTCGGCCGCACGACGGAGGACCGCGGCCTCGCACCCGGCGGTGTACTGCGCGAGCACCTCCCGGACGAGGGAGTCCGGGTCGGCGCTGTCCGCGTAGTAGGAGAGGAGCGCGTGCTCGATGACGTGACGGATGCTCATCGGGTCCCCCTGACGACGGCCCAGCAGCCGAGGAGCCAGAGGCCGAGGAACGAGGCGCTGATGATGACGATCACTCGTCGGCCTCCTCGTCGTACTCCGAGGTGACCTCCAGCGGGACGACCGTGTAGCCGGTCGGGCCCTGCTCCCCGTCGACCGTGGCGTGCAGCTCAGCGACGCCGTCCTCCGGGTCCGTGACCCAGTCGATGACGGCGGCCGTCGGCAGGTCGCGGCGGGCGTGGTCCTCGCAGTGGGCGCGCGCGGCGTCCGGCGTGGAGTAGAGGCCGAGGGGCACCGAGTCCCACTGCGCGCGGTGAATGATGAGCGCGGGCGCCTCGGGCTCGGGCTGGAGGGCCTGCGTCGGCGCGATCAGACGCGAGATCCCGTCCGCCTCGCCCACGAGTCGCCGAGCCTCCGCCCACGCGGTCCACCCGTCCGGCCAGCAGTACAACTCGGCGTCGTGCAGCAGCGCCGCCATCCGCCAGCCCGCCCGCGTCCACACCCGCCGGACCCCGATGTGGCCCGGGTCGTGCAGGACCATCCACCGGGTCCCGTCGTACGCCGGGTCCCGCCGCACGATCAGCGGCGTGTACTCGGGAGGCTGCGGCATCAGCCGGTACTCGGTCGCGCTCCCGGCGATCGTCTCCAACTCGGCGACGCGGTTCAGCAGCCACTCGACGACCGGGGCCAACTTCTCGCCCAAGGGCATCGGTACCCGACGCGGGAACCCGTTCGGGGAGAGCAGGCCGCGGATCTCCAACGCGTCGTTGGACAGGGCAATCAGCCGGAGACGGCGCCGCTCGCGCTGCTCCTTCAACTCGGCGACCTTGGCGAGCAGCTCCCGCGCCACCGGATGCCGACGAGCCTCCGTCCGGAACCACGCCTCGTGCACCGCGTCCCGGTTCTCGTCGACCGCCAGCCACTCACGCACCCGCTGACGAGCCGCCACCAACTGCGGGTCCCACTCCGGCACGATCCGCGCGTCCGCGTAGGCGAACACCTCGCGGAGAGCCTCCTCCCACGGGAGCACCACCAGCGAGTGGTACATCTCCCCGGGCAGCAGCCACCCGACGCGGGCCACCTCGGGGATCTCCACACGGATCTGGGTCTGCTTGATGTTCGACGCGAGGTCGAAGCGGTCCAGCGTGATGCGGACGAGGATCGAGTCGCTCACGCCGCACCACCCGTCTCCGCCAGAGCCGGAATCCCGTGCTCCTTGCGGAACTCGTCGATCGCCGCCTCGCAGCAGACCGGCTCACCATCGACGGAGTGCTCGTCCTGTCGGCACTTGGGGTCGGTCGCCTCCTCGGCGGTCAGCACCTCCCAGCCCAGCCCGCAGTGCGAGCACACGTGGGTCTCGGTGCAGGTGACCGTGACCTCGTCGACCTGCGGGCGGTTCCGCAGCTCAGCGGCGATCTCGTCGCAGCGCTGCCGGTACGCCTCGTCGACGTTCCGGCTCATCATGCGGTCGGGCACCGACATGCCAGCCGACAGCTTGCCGAGGCGGCGCGGCAGCACGGCGATCGTGATCGAGCCCGGCGTCGCGATGAACTCGGCGAGGTCGTCGAGCCCGGTGAGCCCGAGGTCGGCGGGACGGCGGAGCTTGAGAGTGACCATCACACGCCACTCGTCGCGGTTGGTGATCTTCACGCCGCCACCGCCGACGGCTTCGGGTCGGACAGCGTCCACGCGGTAACCCGTACGCCCCGGACGTCCTCCCGAACCGCCTCGATGTACACCGAGCCGTCCTCACGGGTCTTCACCGACTCCGTGAGCGCCTGCTCGTCACGGAACGCCCGCAGACCGGGGAGGTCCAGGTGGAAGTAGAAGCGCAGCTCCGGCTGGTTCGGCGACCACCGGTGCACGGACACGTCGAAGTTGGTCGGCAGCGCGGTGGTCTCGCTCATGATCTGCTCGGCCAGCGACAGCGCGGCCATGTAGCTGTTGCGCTGCACCACGTCGACGGGCTGCGCCGGGTGGTCGGTAATGTGGATGGTCACGGTGGCCTCTCTTTCTGTGATGGGTAGGGGCGCCGAGTCGTTGGGCCGCCGGGCCTGCAAGCAGGCGGCCCTTCGGCGCGTCTAGAAGGGGTCAGGCAGCAGCGGGCAACTCGCCCAGCCGCGCGGCCTCCTCGCGGCGGCGACGGATCTCCGCCTCGATGGCCTCAACCGAGCCGAGCGGGTGACCCGGGTACCAAGCGGCCTTCGCCGCCTCGGCCGGCGTCCGCGAGGCCCGCTCCGTCACCGCGTCGACCAGCGCGCTGGCCGCAGCTGCGATCGCGCGGTCCCGTACGTCGGCGAGGCCGAGGCTGGTTCCGGCGGCCGTCACGCCGACACCGGCATCTGGACGGGCAGCGGGGCGATCTCGTCCGGGGCGGCGGGGGGCGCCCAGAGGATGAGGACGGCCACGCCGATCTGGGCCGCGATGCGGTGGGCGATGTCGGCCGGGACGCTCTCCTGGTAGCCGGAGAGGAGGTTGCCGATGGTGCCGTGGGGGACGCCGACGGCGGCGGCGAGGTCGCGAATGCTGACGGGCGAGCCGCTTCCGGTGCGGTCCATCAGGCGCCTGAGGAGGTCGCGGTTGACCAGTTTGTACATGGGGGCAGGTGTCGTCATGTCCACCTCGTGCAATGGTTCATTGCTTTGCTTGGATGCCCTGATCATTGCATGGCTTGGACGACTTGTCCATGCAGTGCAATGGATGGTGTGTTTTCGGTTCGGGTTGCCTAAGTCGTCTGGCGTCCGCGTTGATCGCCATGGACAATCTGTCCATGAAGAGCAATGCGCGCGCCGCCTGACCAGCGGATGTGCGCACGAGCCCCACAGGCACCATGGACACCGCCAGCCCCCACGGACCAGGAGAGACGATGACCGAGCCGCGTGACGCCACCCCACGCACCGACCTCAAGGACTTGGTCGTCAGGAGGAAGCAGGAGCTCGGACTCAGTTACGAGAAGCTCGCTGCCCGGTGTGTCGTGGCTGGCGTCCAGACTGTCAAGTACTCCTGGCTCCACCGGCTCGCCACCGGCAAAGAAGTCCTCCCGCCAGATTTCGCAACCCTCGAAGGGCTCGCGACCGGCCTCGATGTCCCGCTCACGCTGGTTCAGGAAGCCGCCGGCCGTCAGTTCTTCCGCATCGACACAGCCTGGTCCGATGATCAAGAGGTGCGGGCGCTGATCCACGAGATGGGCGACTTGGACGATGACGACCGGGCCCGGCTGAGGGTGATGATGCAGTCGTGGCGGAAGCTGAAGCAGGGGTAGTTGGGTAAAAAAGTTCTCCCAACTCCCCTCGGGTGAGCGTTAGTTGAAAATCGTTCGTCACTCACTGTACGTAAAGTATTGGCTCAAAGTGTCACCCGATGCATGATGGTCTTCCGCCTGGGGGGTGGAAGTGACCGCTGACCGTTCATGCTGCCGCTGCTGTGCGTGCTCTCGCGCGCGGCGCGGACGTAGGGGGCCTAATGCCGAACCATTGCACGTCGCTGACGTACCACCGGGCGGATCCTGACCTCATCCCATCTGGTCAGCTCATGTACGTCGACGACACCCGCGAGCACCACATGGGCGTCTACCTGCACCCGGACCACGTCACCGACCGCCTCTGCTGGGAGGTAAACGCGGTAACTCGCCATCATGTCGCTCACGGACTGTGGCAGGGGTGGACTCAAGAAGAAAGGATTCTTCAGCCGGAGGACGGATTCAGGCAGGCCACCGTCCGCTGGGAGATCGCCCCAGCCGCGACCATGCTGAAGAACAAGACGGTCGTCGTCCTGGAGGAAGCCGGCAGTGCGGTCTGGCTTATCCGTGAAGGTCACCTCTCGCGCGAGCTGCGCGATGAGATGAACGAGAACCTCCGACGAATCGGCGCCGGCCTGTGGGCTCAGTACTGGCCTCTGAGAAGGGGGACTCGAACGAACTTCGACGGCAAGCCGACTCTGGCCGCACCGGCACTTTCCTTCTCCACGTGA